AGATTTACAGAGAACTATAGCTCACTAGACCAAGGGTCTAGTCGCTGTAGGACTACATTCTATTAGAATGTAGCACTATATTATCAAACTGGAGTAACCTGTTTATTCCATAACTGTACTCTCTACATTTACTCTCTTACTAGACATGAATCTAGTAAGAGAGTATTCTTTTTCATTAAGAGAGTATTTCCCTAATGTATATTCGAGATAAAGGATCTAAATCATGAATGAAAACGTTAAAGAATTTAAGGCTATTCAGTACTTGTCTATTCAAGGTAATCCTGAAGGTATCTATACCGATTACAGTTATCCTAACTTAACAGAGGCTTTCTGTCAATTGACTGAATTACTTATTGAAGCAAAATTGAAAGTATTAGAGAAAGAAGCTGGTATCGAAGGAAAGGAATATGCTTCTTTCATTAGGGTAATGCCAGTAAAAATAGACAACAGGGTACACGTTACCTTAGATGTCTCTTACCATGGCTACAGTGAAACAAAGCCTTCTGATGGTTTTGATTTACTGGCTAAGTACAGTGTACTCTACGCCGTGATTGATGAACACGGTAGTGTATTTACAAATTTCACTGAATCCAGCAAGGAATTGGCTGATTTTGTCAATTCAGTAAAAGAAGGCTTACTTGCCTTAGAATCTAAATAAAGGCTCGCAGAACCTGTAACGAGCGAAGCAAGTGAAAGGAATCTATAATGGCTAAGATTGACTTAGACAAAATGATTAGCACGTATGCTCATCGTGCTATCTTTCAATTAAAGATGAAAGTAAAACAAAACAAGCTACTGGGTAACATCGGGTACTTGGAATTCACTGACACCAGTAGTCAAGTAGATTATACCGAAGGTGTCGTTAAAGCACGGGTTAGCATTACTGATGGTATCAATATCATCGATAACTTAAATGTCAAACTGGTGATTGAGCAAGTCTATAACAATGGCATCCTGAAAATCCCCAATGCAGAAAAAGAAGCAGCTCGTATTGGGAAGATGATCGATAAATGTATCAGCAAGATGCACAATGAAAAAGACATCACTTACCATGAAACGCTACCTTTCATTATCACCCAGTCTGTTCCTGGTTGTTCTAAATTGCAAGGCAAGATACTCTTACCTAGTAAGGACAGCGAGAAGTGGAATACCAAGGCTATGTTATTTCACCTACTGAATAACCGTATCGTTGGTTTGCTTTATGCTAACCATGACATGGTGGTAGGTAAAATTGAAGAGCCTGAATTTGGCTGGCGTGGAAATAACAAAAGCACCTTCTACTTGAATTGTAATATCGACTACGAGCTCAAGAAATGTAAGGTACAAATATCCATCCCTTTTAACAAAGCAGATCAAGGTGCCAGTCTCTATACTTCAGTGTTTAGTTTAGGGGAGATTGTGGATCAGGTAGCAGAGCAATTAAGGAAACAGGTACCAGTTAATGTAGTAGAAAAGACCAGTAAGTCTAAACCCAATAAAAAGGTAGCGACTAAAGAGACTGAGAAAGACGAACGTTTCTTGATGAGCAATGTTCTCCTTATTGAGGAAAGACCTAAGAATACAGAGCCTTTAAGTATTACCTTAGCTAGTAATACCCACGATACGGTTTGTACCTTGGTGGAATTGTGGATGAAATCCACTTTCACCAGTCTACTCTTAATGAATCCGATTACCGCACCATTAATCGATGATATCATTTATACTGTACTCATCAAGACCACTGGAAAGGACGAAAACACTATTGAGGGTAATATGGAAATCAAGATAGCCTTACCTGGTTCTGAGGAGATTATATATCGGGCTAAGGTTTATACCTTCAATATGTTAGGTGGATTGAAATGCTACACCCAAATCGAAGGGATGGACAAAGTAATCCAAGTATTAGCTGACAAGATTAAGGAAAGAGAAAATGGAAAATAAAGAAGTACCCATGACCATTGACCAGTTACAAGAGAGATTCTACTTGCTACGTGATAGTATTAACTCTCTGTTGTTGGGTAAAGGTGAGGTGAATAATAAACCAGTTATTGATTGGGTATCTATTCGACTGAAGTGGTATGGTGAAAATCAGTTCACTTTGGAAACCTGTGTTAGTCGTGAGCCAGAAGGCGATTTGTTGCCCTTCTCCAAAATAACTACTTACGAAGTCGAATACGTACGCAATGCTAAGCACCAAGATGGCTGGGTATTAGCTGACCCAGACATCGATGAGAAGATTGCCGCTAACTGTGTTAATGATGCGGTAACAATATTCACCGAAGGACTGTTTAAAGAAGTTCCAGTAAAGGCATCTGAAGTAAGGAAAGAAGAAAAGAACGACTTCTTTAAGAAATTCGATGTCTATCGAGGTGATGTCATTGATGAAGGTGTAGAATACCCGTACCTACCTATAGTGGATTCTTACCTGAGTCTCGTTAGAACAACGGTTTGGGACAAACTACACAGAGCCGCGATGGAAGCCGAATTATCCAAGATTACCAGAGGCACTGAATTGGATTACCTTAACTACGATGTAGAAACCAAGCTAGAAGACCATTTCCTTGATGAGAACGTATGTTGTTATAACTATGGTATAGAAGTCTCAATTGGTTATAGAGACAAAATGTGCGCGATGGTAAGGGAATATCGTGCTACTATAGGCTATGTCTCCTTTAACGATGATAAGGTATCAATTGACCCAATTCCCTCTATCATGGTTAATATAGAGCGTTTCGTAAACGAAATCGTAAAACACCTATCTCAATAAACTAACCCACTACACTAATCCTACACCGAGTAGGATTAGTGTAATGTACAATTGAAAAGGAATCATTGTGGAAGAGAAGTTAAATGAATCAGTACTTCGTGGTTTAGCTAGTGAATACGGTACTGATGTGTTAACTAAACTGGTACAGGGTACCACCAGAGAGAAAATGGATGTTCTTGAACTGAATGTCGTTAGAAGTTTCAATGTACCTATTGATGATGAAAGATCAATCAGTATCCGCTTCGCTATAGAAAATGAAGATGTAAATGAAGTATTGTGCACAGTGAGTCGTTACCTAGATAGTCAAGATGTTTATTGGGACGGTGCCTCATTCAGGATTAGAGACCACGATAATAAGGTCAATGCTGTAGTAGAAGAGCTAAGAGACAAGATTAATACCCTTTACAAGGAAAATTATAAATCCGAATTCGAAACCGTAACTACCCTTACCATGGACCATTCTAAAGATGCCATTAAAGGTATTGGGTTTACTGATACCTTGTCTTTACTCTCTCATTCTTTAATGCTGAATGCATGGTCTAAACTGAGTGACTTAGAGAAAGAACACGGTATTACTGGCCAGCGTGGCTTAATCCATTTAGCCAATCTCTTTATCGACTCTGAAGTCGGTGTACAGATTACCGGTGATGACAACACCAAGTTCTTGGAACTCAATGTGGATTACCGTCTATTGGATAGTAATTCTAAGCCTGTGTTGATGACTAAATACCGTGGTAATTACGGTGTTGTTTACCATGATGGCAAATGCAAACTGAGTCAAGAGCAAGTCAATACTGATTTAGAAAACATGATTCGTAAGGTTAAGAGAGAAATGTTGATTAACCTCGATTAACCATAAACCAATCTTTAGGAGTATAGTAAAATGAGTACAAAAAATGAATTGATTACTGCTTTAGTAGAAAACCTCAATAAAGCAGATATACCGTTACCTGGTGAACTCATTGTAAAGAATTACGAGACCCTTGGTGGTATTACTGCCGAAGGCTATCGTTATCAGGTTAATATCTCCGATAAGGAAACCGGTAAACCCCTTACTAACCACGTGTTCTTCGATGTAGATTTCAAGGGCAATACCTCTGATTTCTTAGATTGTCTTAATATCTTAATATCCTATATCCGACAGTACTACGTTAACCAGGTACATGAAGTGTTTAGTACCCAATTACAGAATGCTTTTGATGTCCTGACTAATAAGAAGACCAATGAGCTTTTCAATGTCGTGGTACAGACTGAACCTGATGCTTTCGATGTAGAAGCAAACCGCATTCGTTCTAAAGCCTCTATTTACGATGAGGTCTCTGGTGATGAAATCCTAACCAGGACTTTTGCTTTCGATACCAAAATCATCATTAGACCAGACTTACCTGAACGTGTAGACGTAGATGAAATTGGTTTGGTGTCTATGTACTTAGCAAAAGAGGTTTGTAATCGTATAGGGTACGAGTTTGATGATGTAGTATTAGCTAAGCTAGAGGATATTGAGTATAGGGAAGAGAAACCTGCGGAGTTTACCCAGATCAGCACTCTCCGTTATACTACAGATAGAATAGGCTACGCTACCCACACCCCTAAAGATTCGGCTATTAGTAAGCTACTGAAAGCATGGATAGAAACCAGAATTAAGTTCTTACGCAGTGTCTATCCGTTTAAGAAACGCTTAGCTAAACTGAATCAGTACCCCACCATCATGGTAGAGGTTACACCGTTTATACACGATACCAATAAGGTAAACATCATTATTCGTTTAGATGCTCGTGATAATGATACTGATCAGGTACGTACGGTAATCGAATGCAATATACCTGGCTTGATGTTTAATGATCACACTGTCTAGAACCTGGAGCTTAATGAAATTGAGAAACACGTAGATGAGTGTGTGAAACGTTTCTCTCTTGAAATCAAGAGACAATTAAAGGAAAGAAAGGGAAATGATTGATGTTTGGTTTATTTATTGACCCGTTCTTGATAATTGTCAAGAAACGGATTCCTATTGAGAAACCTGTAGCCAGTGAGTGGTCTTTAGACCACGAGCTAACCTATTCTAGGGAGATTAAAATGAATGAATCTATTTCTGATGTGATTTCTACTCAATTCGAAGCCAAGCTATTGACTGAAATCGGTCTTCAGGTAGTAGAAGGACTGAGAGCAACAGTAGAGTTACCAGATGAGTTTGCTGTAGAGCATTACCTGAAAGCTTCTAAATTGGGTGATAACTACATTGTGGTGACTAAACTGCATAGTGAAAACCACATTTTGGAAGCCTTCTTTAATGAATTGGAAGTAGTAGACGACGATGATTTCTTCGTTGTGCCTAAGGCTGCTTTAAGCGAAACTGCCTCGTCTATCGTTAAAGACCTGGTTGATTACTTCAGTAAAAACCACAGTGATTTGCTGAAAAACACCAATCCATTCGATAGAGCACCTGATGTACATGGTAGTGACTTTTACTTCAGTGCAAATGAAGCCACTAATGCCGGTAATCTAGAGGAAGCTTTCATTGACCTGATTTGTTCTTCTCTGAAAGAAAACATGTTGGGTGCTGTTCTTTCGGATGTACGTACGGAAGAGCTATACAACAACGATGTCTTCCAATTGGCTTTAGATGCCTCTATCGAGGTGAAGGAAAAAGAAGGTGGTTATAAAGAGTACGTAACTACCTTGAAAGCCCTTTGTCGTGATGAGAATACGGATAAAGAATGGATGGTAGAGCGTAAGTTCATCTTTGCTCGAATCACTCCAAACCAAGAAGTATTACTGAACGACAATATGCAGTTGCAGGTAGAAGTCATTGGTTCTACGGTTAGTAAACACGTCGCTTCTCTGTAAATGAATATTACTCTACTGTACTCCTTAGTGGGGTACAGTAGAGGGTATTCTATATTAAGGATTATATTCAAATGAACGAAAGACAAAAGTTTGTTACGGAGCAGATTCGTAACTTGGAACTAATTAATCGAGTAGACAGAAAGAGTTTCCTCGATCTCTTTATCGATGAATTTAGAAGTAAGTTCATTGGTTTTCTGAAAAGTGCTATCTACCATGAATGCATGGATAATGGTAATATCCAAACCACTGTTCGTTTTATCGGTATCGAAGATATCGAAGTGACGGTAGAATACCTACCGCTTAAAGAAGATCGCTTATTCGCTTACAAGAAAAGCGAGATACTCGATCTCTCTTACCATGACTTACTGCGTGAATTAGCTGACTTTGGTAATATCCGAGTCAATGACTCTATTAGTGCATTAGCCAGAGCAATGGTTGGTGATTTTGAACACAATGTTAAAGGATGATTAAAATGGAATCTAATGAATTCAATATCGGTGTAGAGAAAAGAGACGAATTGGTTACCTCTTTCGAGAAACAGGTATTCGACTCTATCCTGAAAGACAATGGTATTAAAGAAGATGTAAAGCAGTACATTAAGAATAATCACTGTGAAACCATTCATGTTTTTGATCATCGTGATGCTAATATCGCTGAAATAGGCTTCCTTCTCCTGACTAAAGATGGAAATGATTTATTTAAACGTGTGGTTATCGTCATTCATTTCATAGCGGTAGTCGATGCAATTAGCGGTACCTGGAAATGGGAAGTTAAAGATGGAAGTAATGTAGTTATTGATGTCGCTAATGATTTAGTGAAACACATCAGCAATATATTCTCACCTCCTTGTATCGACAATGTAGATGAGATATCAACACACGACATCAGTAAGAATATTGGTAAGGTTGTTGGGTGGTACCGAAGTGAATTCATTGAATTACTCGATAATCTTTCTAATAGAGTTTACGAAAATGAAGGGTTCATCTCTCTTAATGGCAATATCTTTGTTCCTAGTGCAGGTAAAAGGGTAGTTGATCTTTACATATCGTTAATAGATCATGACGACATCAATAACACTCTGTTTAGTCATGTTAGTCGCCTAGATGTACTGGCGGTTAACCAATATTTAGTAACAGGTGAAATACCTTCTTCATTTCATCAGTCTGTAGATGAGGCAGTTAAAGAGTTTATGGGGTATTTCGAATTAAAAGGCTGGGTAAAGCCTAAAGAAGAAAACCCATTACTTCAACCACCTTACGATGTCAATACGACGATAGAGATGATGCAAGCTGGTGGTGAGCTTCCTCAGGACGAACCCATTCCAGTGAACATTCCTAGTGTAAATACTGGAGAAGAAGCCACTACTACGGTAGAACCCTTCATGCCTGAAGAGAAGGATGATACGAGTTTCTTCAATGTACGTTACTTCCATTCTTACGTAGATGAAACCAATCTACACCGTGATTATCCTACTCTGCAAGAAGCCTATTTAGCCATGATTAAGCAGAACTACCACAGAATGGTAGAGGGGCTATCTGAAGTACATGGTATTGCGAGGAAGCTCGATCCTCACGATTGGTTTATCGTCATCGATGTCGATATCGCTACTTTGACTCGTTTAGATAGAGCAGTCATGATGCGTTTGGATGTCAAGTACCAGATTGTTGACGACGACAATCTACCTAAACTGATTGCTGATTTTAAAGGTAATCTGGGTACAATTGAAGCCAATGGTCACGTGGAGATCAACGATACCGTGATCAGTAGCAGACTGGCTGAATTGGTTGGGAAGGTAAAATTAGAGCTCGACTCTCTTCTGAAATAAGACAATACTGTACTCTCTACCTCCAATGGGTAGAGAGTACAGCTATCTTTTTTATATTTTATTGGAGGCACTAAGCCATGTTAGACACCAAACAACATATAGATAAATTACTCCATCGTATCAGAACCAAGTTCATGGAGTATCTACCCACTAAGTACAAAAAGATTGGTTCATTCGATTTTATTAATCTCACTGAAGAAAAGGACGATGTTGATCTTCTGGCTTATGTAGTAAAGTTTAAACCAAAAGACGCATACGGAAATGAGGATAAGGTAGCCTGGACTTCAGAAGTCCTCACTATCCCTAAATACGAAGGGTTTGAAGATGACTGGAAGAAGTGGTGTCTTTACCATACTGACCCCAGATTAGACCGCAAGCTAGAAGACTCAGCCAGAATAGCATCTAACCACTTTAAGAAAGCCGCCCTATCACCTGAAAACAGAGAGGTCTTCTTTGCTGATAAGCTGGCTAGACGTAGAGCATTACGTTACGTAAAAGACAATCTACGTTACTTCCAACCCATGAACTTCGAAATAGAGATACAAACTCGTGCTTACAATGAGGATCACCAAGAGTTTCCTTGTTGGGATTTCGTTGTCCTTAGAAGGAAACAAGAAGAATTATTAGCTGTCTCTAGAACAAGTAAAGGAGCTGGGGTTAAACCTAGTGATAGTTCATTGAATAAAGTCATTGGTGAACTGACTGAAAAGCTCTTGAGAAGAGACGTGTTTCTAGTAGCCGAGCGTTTTGAGAGAAAATTCCACAAGCTATGGAAGTACTTATCCCACAACGTCTCCTATTTCCCATGTGAAATCTTCATTAATGCTTGCTGGGATAACTACAACTTTGTTACTGAATCACTTAAGGTAGAATTGAGATTAGTTAATCCTTTCGAGGAAGATGATCTCTTTAATTGCTGTACCCATGTACCAGTAAGACACGCTCGTCATGAAATCGTTACTGGTAAGAGAAGTGATGCCTTCCACAATAGTGTACGTCACTTAGCTATCCAGTTATTCGAGTTCTGTAAGTCTAAAGGTTGGGTAGCTGATAAGGTAGAGGTAAAGAAAACTGATATTACCGGTGGTAAGAAAGGTGTCTCTTTACCCTTCCATGTACATGAGAAAGACTTATCTAGCCATGCCTGCAGTGGAAGTAAAGTTATTACCGCTAGTACCGATACTGGTCCGGATGAAACTAAAAAGACCTTCACTGGGTACATGCCTTCTATTATTCCGGTAATGGAAGCACTATTAGGTAATGATAAGTCCTATTTTGATAAGGAAACCAAAGTGGATACGAAGTCTAAATTAGGGGAACCTGCTTCTACGAAGTCCAGGTTTCAAAATGTCAAGTACTTAAACGTGGCTAAGAGAGAGCCTATTGATACCAAACACCTGAAGTATCGAGCTGGTTTACTTGATGCCATTAAAGAAGAGTACTCTTTCTCTGTAGCTAACCATATCGAAGGTTACTTGGCTATACGTGATTTACATGCTAAAGCTGACTTAAGTAATAAGGTCATTATTACCAATACTGAAGTCAATTCAGTAGAAGTAGACCACAATACTGTAGTAGAAGTGAAAGTAACTATTCAGGTGAAGGATAGAATAACCGGTGAGAAGGTATTATTCCTGAAATTCGTGGCTCCTTATGCCGAAATACAGGAATCTCCACTGGGTGCTTCCACCAATAGCTACTGTAAAGTATACAGCAACCGACAGAAGTACTATGTGCAGTTAGATGAAGTACTAAACGAACTGTACGATGAACTGAAAGCCGGTATCGCTTAAATGCAATATACACACTACTCTCCTTCCTTTAGCAGAAAGGAGAGTAGGGTTTTGTATTCTATTTTTCTTGACCTATATATCACTTTAATGTAGTTGGTTGTGTGAAACATTTTTATAATCTACAGAAAGGAAAACCACTAAGCCTCGGTGCTTAGTCCTCTAATAGAGGAATATTCTTTATTAACTCCAGAAAGGAAGCAGTAATGAAGTATCTTAAGTTAGTTTTGTTATCGTTGTTATTCATCTTACCTGTCTACACTAGTGCCCATTATACTGGACGTATCATGGATCACTTAGCCCATAGTGACGGTAAAATCAATGCTGATCCACTGGGTGATTTTCTTAATCGCAGAAACAGTCAGTCTAATCATCAAGCCAATCGTGACCGTTTAGGTGAATTTATCAATAGACGTGGTTTAAACAAACCACAAAGAACAAGAATATCGAGACAGCAACATTCTCAGTCTATTGCTAATAACCAAACCAATTCACGAGATGAATTAGGTGAATTGATTACCAAAAGAGCAGAAACTGCTCGATCAGTAAACAGACCAGCTGTACAGAATTTAGGGAATTACGAGAGAGAAGTCTATTCTCTCGCTTTAATGATGTACTTTGAAACTGGGAATAGGCCACGTCAAGAGTGGCTGGCTGTAGGTAACACTACCCTGAATAGGTTAAACCACCCTGAGTTCCCTAATACTGTACACGCTATCATTTCTCAGCGTGGACAATACCAATGGTACCATAACCATCGTTTGCGTGGTGGTAGAGTGTTTAGACCGAGTGAGCATCCTGAAATTATGGCTACAGCTGCTGAGTTGTATAAACAACATTTAGCTGGCACTAGACATGATACCACCAACGGAGCTATCTTCTTTTCCTCTAATGGTGTTAGACCTGCCCCTCGTGCAGTTAATCCACAACGTATCGGTGCACATGTATTCTACCGATTACGTCCACTTCACCGTAATCGTGATATCTAGTATATTCGGTTACTCTTTTAAAGTAGCGTTATCGCTACACTAATGTTTTTATTCTTTATAAAGGAATCTAAAATGCAAAACGTATCAAATCCCTCTATCGCCTCTAATCGCATTAAGGCTAAAGCGATTAATCACCAAAGACAGAAAGAAGCGACTACGGAAGACAAGCTACCAATCTACGAAACCATGGCACATGGCTCAGTAGTGAATGGTGCCACTGCACTGTGTCGCTCTGTCTATTACTTGATTCTATCGGTAGTACTTACCTTCCTATTGGTTGTAGAAGTATTAACCAAGATGGTGCGTGGTGTCTGTGTAGGTGTCGCTTTCCTCTGTTCTGAATTCAACACCTACTTTGCTCACGCTAAAGAGCATAAACCGAAACTCTACATCTTCAGTTGTATTGTAGTAGGTCTGTTATCAATGTTCATTATCTCACTTTCGCTTTTGCTTTTCTCTTCTATTAAATAGATTTAAAGGGAGAGTGAAGAAAGGTTCTGTCTTGTAGACAGGTCCTTGATGAACTAAGAACATAAACACTATCCTACTCTCTCTACCCCTTAGTGAGGTAGAGAGAGTAGTAAGACCTAGTGTAGAAAGGTACTCAGCGCGGAGAGCTTTGCTCTCTAAGCTAAGGAGGACTCGTATGTGTCACCACTAAGTGAAGAAACAATAGAGAAACTCAATGAACGCGTTCGAGAAAATGCTACATTGAGAATCGAAATTGACATCCTAAAAGATGCTATCCGTAATGGAAGAAGCGTCACTAATGTTTCAGCCAAAGCGCTGGAACTGTTTGGTTTGATCTAAACCATCCGCTAAGCCCACTGCCTTTCAAATTAGAAGGGTGGTGGGCTATCTATTTTACTAGCTTTCTTTTTTAGTCAAAACACGTTTGTTCTAGCTATGAATGTACTTTTCCTCTCGTCTATACGGGTGGAATTAAACATTTATTTAACGTTAAATAATTGCTTTTCCAATTTTCTATTTTGTAGAGGTACGTGATATGTCATTAGTACATGAAACTGAATCTACTACCGTACTGGCTAGTGCTGCTTTCCTAGTAAGCACTTTCTCCATGAATCTGGTGAATACCGTCATTGGTACCGTAGTAGAGAGAGATGGTGATTTACTCACTACTGATGTAGTCGAGGAGATGGCTCTCTCTGATTTGCAAAAACGAATCGTCTCTAAAGTGGAGGCTTAATCATGTTTGATCAAAAACTACTCCATTTGTCCAATGAGGTGGTAAAAAACACCATGTTGCCGAATAAGAAACTTCGTGCTAAACCTGGTACCCCTCTGGACTATATTGTCAATTCTGTTCTGCCTGCTGAAGCAGAACTCAATACTGAGTCTCTCAATCAGGCACTCAGCTGTGTCATCGACAAGAGCAATGCTCCTTTCTCTTTCACTGGCTCTAAAGTACTGCATGTCGTATTGGACCAAATCGATGACCAATACATCAAACCCTTGCGTCAGCAACTGAAGTTTACTCGCAATACAGTTAATCCTGTCATTCAGGATGCAGTAAAACGAGTAGAAACTATCCTGAGTGAGCGTAGTGTACCGAATACCAGCTTTACTCTACACAAAATCAATGTACCGGATTTCGTGTACGGTCGTCTATTGAATTACATTGAGGGTTTTGCTGTTAGCTTGACAGCCGGTCAGCAAGGTCCTGCTTTCAAACCCACTCTGTCTCATGTAGACGCTAATGAGATTGCTCAATTGTGTCAATCTGATTTCGAAGATGTCAATGAAGGTATTCTTCAGTTGGCAGAAGAGTGGAAAGCCATCGAAGGTACTGACCTCTTTAATGCAGTATTCACTAACTTCTTATTGGTACCCAACCATGTTGTTGCCCAGATGATGCCGTCTCACCGTAACTTCATGCAAGCTATTGTGGCTTTCTTGGTAGCAGACAAATTGGTAAAAGAACCCATTGCTTCCATGAACATCAGTAGTGAAAACCTGATTGTTTGGGGTGCTTTCTTCCGCAATGCTTGTGCCCGTATCATTAAGCTTTACCTCGGTATGTTCAGCTCTGCAGTACGTACTAAAACCCTGATTCGTACAGTAGATAAAGAAAACAAAGTTATCGAAGTTTACGCTCCGGTATACAATGAATTCGACTCTACTGAAAAAGCCGACATCATGATGGGTATCCTGCACTCTAATACCCCGAATAGCTTCAAGTCATTGGAAGCAGTAGTAGAGAATGCCGAAGTACTGGTGAATCGTGGTAAGGTAGCAGCTGAGCTATCAGTACGTACTGACAAAAACCGCTTGGCTACTCGTTACAATGATGTCATTCTGCAGGTGATTATCCAATTGGTAGAAGAAGCTAAGGCAAGTGACGAGAACAGTGACTTGAGAAGTTTCATTGATGTCACTAAACCGGCATTTGAATATCGCCCGATTGTGAATAAGTATCTCAATGATGCTTATCCTGGCAACAGTATCCTGAAAACAGACTTACGTTTGGTGATTGCTGAAGTAGTTTGTCACTGCTTCTTTAAAGACACCATGGCTTCAGTTATCCTGAGACGTTTGATTGAGGTAGAGGTAGAAAGACCCGATGCTTCTCCTGCTGCTATTGTTTCTATCGGTCTAATTTCCATGTTGACTGAGTGGGTAGCAGGACAAATCGAATTGGTGGATTGCTGATTACAGAAGGATAGCTCGTATTACTAACGTAATACTCACTGTCCTTTCTTACAGAAAGGATAGCTCGCTATCGCTCTTCACTATAAAGGATAGATTACCATGAGTATTCGAGATGGGAATAAGATTAAAGACATCTTGAAAGTAGTCGGTAACCAAGTGATTACCACTAAAGGATGTAAGATATCTTTTCCAGTAAGATACGAAATGGTCGGCTTAGCCTCAGTAGGTTCCGAGACTTCATTTCTTGGGGTCTTTAAAATTGAGACTTTGGATGGTAGCTATTACGGGATTCATTCCTGTATTGCTAAACTCCATTCTGTTCCTGATTCAGTAGAAACCATTAAGGTAGACGATATACCCTATTACGAATTGACTTATCAGCCAGGTTCTGTGGTGATTGAAGACATCAATCTCTTGCAAGACAACAAACTGATTGATAAAGTCTATCGAGAATTCGTTTCTCGTGGTAGGGTACCTGCCTTTATGTCTTATCCTGATGTGTGTCGGATATTCTCGACAGCTAAAGAGTATGCTGGTGCCTCTGTAGGGGATTCCTACGAGGCATTGGCTATTCCCTTTAGCATTATTGCCCGTAATCCTGATGATTACAATCAATACTACCGTGAAATCACGAATGAAGTAGACATTGAGAAAGTGAAACCTGTTTATGTACCGGCCAGTAGTGTCAACTTTGCTGCTTCTAGTACATTGACTAAGATTACTGGTGCTTACTTCTACGATGGGGTAGTATCGGCAATTAATAATCCGACAGACAGAACAGAAATGCTTGACCACGTACTTAGGTATTAAGTACGAAAGCGAGTATTGTTTATCAATACGAGGCACGTTTTAAGGTATTAAAACGCATTGAGGGTACCGTAAGGTACGCGAGATACGTATTGAGATATTAGTGTTTAGGTACTAATGAAAGTTTTTGAAAATGAGTGAAAATTTTGTTTATCGGTGTACCCGATTAGACGGTACGGGTAAGCAAGGTATTCTAACACCTGACGATAATGGTTTCTACACCATTTGCGTAGGTGCATTGGACCATGCTTCCAAGAACGTAGACCAGAGAGGACAACCTACTTATTATTCATCCAACGGAGCAGAGCGTTTCTTTGCTCCTGGTACCATGTTTAACAACCGCATTCAAGGTGGTTTTGTTAAATGCGAGTATGGTCACCCCGAACGTGAACCAGGCATGAGTGACATGCAGTTCTTAGAGCGAAACCTAGCAATTCGTGAAAAGAACGTATGCGCTGTTATTGGTGCCATCTGGTTAGTAAGAGACTATATTGACCCATTGACCGGTGAGAAATGCATCGGTATTATGGCTAAGATTAAGCCTACTGGTCCTTATGGTAAGTACTTAGAGGAAGACTTACGCAGTAAAGGAATGAATGTTTGCTTCTCTATTCGTTCCTTAACCTCTTGGAAAACCATTAACGGTCGTAAGTGCAAAGTACTGCATACCGTCATTACCTTCGACTATGTCAATGAGCCTGGTATTACTTGTGCTGAAAAACTGGTTTCTCCTTCTTTAGAATCCTCTGTACCTGATGTAAAAGCATTAGGTATTGAAGCTGAAGTCGGTAGAGACATTATGGTATCTAACCATTCCATTAACCAGTTACTGAGTAAATCAGCTACAGGTGCTTTGTCTTTAGAGAGCAATTCAAGAGAGATGCTGGTAGAAGCCAGGTCTAATTTAGAAGGTTTAGAGAGAAAAGAGAGAAAAATCAGTAAAGCTTTCACCTTCTAATCAATAGGAGGTGATAAGATGATTATCGACCCTAGTCTTTCTGAAGAAATGAATCTCCTGTTACACATCAACGAAGTAACAGAATTCCCTTTTGAATTGTCGGATTTGGTATTTGGTATTCCAAGAAGTACACTACCACAACCCAATAAACTCACTGAGAGAATGTTTGATTCCTTCTCTCTAGAGGCTAAGAACTCCGAAGTACTGGTGAGTGCTTCACCGACTTCTAAGCTCTATAAGGACAGTAACTTCGTTAAACCGTATCGAAGAATCCATATCGGTGCTCAATGGTTACTCGCTTTAAGGAATAACCCGAATATTGAGAAGATAGACGATAGAATCGTCGTCTTTACCAATAGCTGGATTCATGACAACCCCACTATGGAGGAAGTCAATGAAACCTTAAAGAAGGTTACGAAGTACAGAATGGAATCCCTTACAGTAGAAGTACTGGATTATACCAATAACCGATACAATCCTGATACAGGTAAGATTAGAATTAAACCCATTCGTAATAGTTTACTCTACATTGGTAGTTTAGAGATTGATGTGGTCTATAAACCCATTTCATTCATGCCTAAATACTTACCTGGATTTGTGGATTATAAGTAGTCTAATGACACTATTCCTACTCTACCCCTTAGTGAGGTAGAGTAGGAATATTCATTATTCGTTTACTAGGGTACCTAGATTGCTTCTAGATTGCGTTTATACCTATTGGATAGGGTAACCTATTACCATTAGTCTTAATCTCTTTATAGGCTAATTCTAACAATACCCTTTAGTTTCCTAATCAATCTAAAAATATTCAAGTCTATATCATTACCATGAGAATAGGGATTATAACATCCTGACTTCTCTGTTTACTTAAGGTAAAATAAGATAGTGTAGCTACACTTACTTTACTGCTTTTTCATTTTTCTTATATAAGGAAACTAAAACATGTCAATTAAAGAAAACACCGAAGCACTGGCGAAGATTCTCGAAAAAGAGATTACTTTCAATGCCGACAAACAGCAGCTCGAAACCACCAAAGAAGCCATCGACAAAGCGATTGAACACTTCGGTTCCAATGGCCTGAATGTGACTCGCAAACAGCTCGATGATGCTGCTAAAGCCCGCCGTCAATTCATCGCCGCTACTGGTCTGGCTACCGGTAACGTGGCTATTGATACCATGGCTAAGAAAGCCAACAAAGACATCAAGGCTTTGTCAGCTACTTGGAACTTCGCTAAAGGTGAAGATATCGAGCACACCGTAGTGCGTGAATTCGAAGCCCGTATTCCTCCTCGTGAAAAAGGTGGTGAAGCTTCCATCGTCGTGAAGAAAGGTCGCCTGGAGACTACCTTGAATATCCAAGGCTCCAAAACCAAATCAGGTGAATTGAAAGCCATCCGTGATGCAATCGGTACTCATGCCGAGGAAAAACTGTAATCTCTCAGTGTACTCTCTACTGCTTCCTCAGTGGGGCAGTAGAGAGTATCATTCTTTTATGGTGTTATCATGATTAACAAACCCAGAAGAGTAACAGGAGCTAAAACTGCTACTCACCTTACCTTCCCTAAAGAATTCATGTGGTTTACTTATCGCTTTAAAGCTAAGGTGAAGACGCCAGATGGAATGCTTGTGAATGGGATTGATTATTTTAAAAGGAATAAAGACGATGACTCAGCAAAATCAGACCCCTTTGAAGACAGTGTTGTATAGGGTAGAGACCGTATTCAATACCAATGACGGGAATACCAATACCTATGTTGATATTCCAGCAGATGGTTTCTTCTTCGGTAAGAAAGAAGAGCTTGATGCTCTATTAGAGCAACACGGTGAGTTTACCCGTAAGATGACCGCTCGTTCTTGGAAGAAGTACGAAGGTGAAAAGAACCCTATTAACGTGGAAATCATTTGCTTACGTGGTCAAGAAGTCACTAAACACAATGAACTGATGAAGAAGATTCAGGGTCTGATGAGCCTGATTCTGGAGAAAGAGGAGTCTCTCGGTGTAGACCCTGCTTACAACATCAGTAGTCGTAGTTATACACCGAAAACCTATAAAGACTAAATCAGTCTTTATATTCTCTGTTTAACGTAGTACTGAATCAGTATTACACTAATGTAAAAGGATTAGATTATGTTTCTATTTAAACGCCGTAACGGTTATGTAAAAGAGGAGTGTGAAGTAGAGCAGAGTGCCCCTCTTAAAGTGAAAGTCGCTCAGGACTTTAAATTGATTAGACTGACAGACACGAACGATAAAGTCGTATTCGTTAATGCTGCTAAAATCATTGCTATCCACGAAAACAAGCATTCGGTTACTGACTTCGGTACCCGTATTGATTTGGATACCACTAATCCTTACGAAATCTTCGTGAGGGAATCAGCTGAAGAAGTCGTAGAACTGATTGAGGCAGTCGCACCCAGTGGTTTTGTGGAGATGGGTGTAATGGAAGACAGCATAGAGGGTCACGGTGATGAACATTGAATATCAAGCTTATATTCTCCCACCTAAGGAAGACGGTAAAATCTCTACCTCTAAAGCACAGGTAGAGTTTAGTGACAATGCTTATTACGCTGATAAGAAGAATAAAGAGGAATTAAGGAAGATTCTCGATAATCACCCTTTCTTCTATCTGGATTCTCTCTTGAGCAGTGAAAAGCGTGGTTTCGTATTAGGGGTCCGTAGTGGTATCCGTACTGCTGAAGAAACCTTAGAAATGTACCTGAAAGACCTTTTGATTCGCTTGACTGTAAAGGAGTCTTGTGAAAACAAAGGTGCTGAAGTCATCTACCGTATTGCTTATCAGTAAACAGTAAGAGCTACTCTCTACTCCATTTAGGGGTAGAGAGTAGTAGTGTATCCATGTCTTTTATTTTAATTAGTTTACTAGGGTACCTAGCTTGCGCTAGGATTGCGATTAAGGTATCAGGGTAAGCTACCCTACTATCTACTACCTAAATCGCTTTACAGCTCAATTTAGAGCCATTCTAGTAATATTGAATAAAACAGAGAAAAAGCATTACTCTCTACCTCCAGTGAAGGAAGCAGAGAGCAATGTAGTCTTTAGGAGAAATTAATGAAGCAAGAATTGCGAGGCTAATCGCGTCTGGGTGTTGCAGGTGTTACAGCATTACGAACTAAGGTGATAGTTAGGGATCGGTTTTGCAAGCCTGTTTCCACAGTTCAGGGAGAATTCCTCAATTCGTAATACTCTACGGACTCTATAGCCTAAGTACTGCTCGACGAAAAGACAGTAAGTAGACTAGTGAATCCTTTAGATAGATTTTAAAGTGTCTTACCACTGTTTACTTACCAGAGGGTCTGTTAAGTAAGGGATTAGGGGTGCCCTAATGGATGTTCGTACCACCCTAGCTTTCACTAGGCCACGAGAGCTAGCTAGGCTCTATCAGTTTGTGGTTGTGGTCTGGACTGTATCTTCACCCACAGCTTTCGCCGGCCTCGCGCCGGACTGTTACGGGTGCCAGGAGCGCCTACCTACGCAATCGACGCAGATAGAGGTGATTAGTATAGCTAAGCGCGTATTCGTGGGCCGGAATACCTACCGAATATCGTATCCATCTTAGCCAATTTGTAGTAATACTAATCACACAAGTCTCTGAACCTGTCTCTTAGTTTCCGGAACTGAAGAGAATCGGCTGCTGATTGACCATTTCCTGTACCATCTCCGAAGTTCAAGTACAGTGTATCTCCTCCTTTTTCAAGCATTCACGCTCACCGTTTCCAGTCACGTTGTAGCAGAAAGAGCTTTAGGTTATTCCAGCAATTTCCCTGGTTTTCATTTCTAGCTTTCACTAGAACGACTCTCGATATGCTTACGTTTAGCATGTATTCGCAAGCCTTACAAAAGTAATCCATTAGGGCATAGAAGAGAAACCCCATTCAGTTATCCTAGCTAGGCACACTCCCCTTAAATAGCTTAGCATCCAGTTGGGTTTGGAGTCGAATGGATGATTTCAGAAGGATACATACTACTTAGGGTATTTGAGATTCGCAGGACTGTGAGGTTTCTCAGAATAGTATATACCACTCGGATTAATTGCTTAGTCGTTCTCAATCTAGTTTTAGATGACTATATATCATTACAGTAGTAACACGAAGTTATTCTTTTATTCTAAAGGGAATTGAAAACATGGTTATTGTATTCTACATCGTTTTATTGGTGGTATTGGTTTTATTCATTATCGGTGTGCTCTCTGCTATTGATATCTACAAACAGAGAAAGAGTGGAGTGATTCCATTCGTAGAGACACGCAGTAGCAAGACAGACAGAACAGTAGAGTATTACTATCATCTCTACTATAATCTCATTTACCAAAAACTCTTTTATCTTAGAGAGAACAAACAGTTTCATCGTCACTATACCAGAAAACACCTAATGACTATCTTAGTAGAAGAAGACAAAAGGATTCTGAAATTAAGACGTCGTATTGATCGAGAAATCTATTATCGTGCTTTAGATAATGGATTTAAGAGTGATGTTACCCGTATAGAGGAAGCGTGTCGCTCATTCAGGATAGCTGATAGTGATTATACCTATCTGGTGGTGGTGCCTGAGTTATTGGTCGACTTTGAACATGAATTGAATGAAATCTTTGTTTAGTGCTGTAGTAGGGGAGTGATTCCTCTACTGCAGTGTTTCAGTACTCTACGTGAGGTAGAGTCTCATTCCCTATTAGTACGTGATGTACTGATGGAGGTTTATTCTCTACGCAGTAAGGAGTAAAGCTCGTAGAGATTTAATCTAATGTAGAAAGGAAGTAGTAAGATGTCTAAGAAACAGGTTCTCACTTACGAGATGGTGGAAGAAAGTATTAGGAATGGGGAGAAAACCTATCCTACTTGGTTGATTCAGTTGTTTAAACTGGTAGAAAGACTGTCTTCTGTTAGCATTAAAGCCGCTATGGAAGATAAAGCGATTGCCACTAATGTGGATTACAAGCTGTTCTATTGCAAAGTACTACATGTCTTGGATAAGTCAGTATCGGCTACTGTACGTGATATTGTAGCTGAACACTATTCTTTGTTTACTGACCGTAAAGTACCTGCTTCAGCTGGTGAAATCAAGCATTACAAGAAAGGGAATGAAATCACTACCACGAGTATTGAAATCACCTTCCCTGAGAAAGTAGAAGTAGACTTCCTACCGCAACCCGTGAAGGAAATTCGTTTTATATTTATAGACAGAACTGAGGGATTGTCATGATTAAGAAAATGGTAATGAAACTGACCCGTACTAATGGTGAACCGGTATTGGTGAACTTCTACAACGTCCTCTTTGTAGAGAGGGCAGATGACGGTGAAGTTGGTAGTGTTATTCGATTCAATATAGCCGCCGATGCACCTTTTGCCACCAATAAGGTTCGGGTAAAAGAAAGCCTTAGTGATATCGAGTACAGACTGACTCTGTAATTACAAAAACGAAACTAAAAACTAGAGCCTCTCCTACTACCCACAGCACGGGTAGTAGGAGAGATTAGTCTTTGTGTAATAGCAAAGTGCTCTAAGAGAGGAGGTAAATCCAAATGTTTAGACAATCTAGACTAGACCAGTTTCTTATTTCTAAGGGATTGGTCAATGTACCAGATGTAAGTAATCTGGTACAGAATAGGGTAGGTAGCACTACCCCAAACAGATTGAATTCACTGCTTCTCAACTATGTTAAGTAGTGGTGGATAAATCCACTAAGTAATAGAGTCAGGATACCTCTGAAAAGAGGTATCCTGACTATCTACCGCATTTACCTCTTTTTTTGGATTTAAATGGCTACGTTAAATGGCACAGGCCCCACCATCACAACCCATGCTCTCCAATACATTAGATTCCTTCTGCCCATCTCTAATATTGCAGTAATAGATGGTCTTAATACCCAAAGAGTAGGCTTTTAGAATATCCTTCATCATCTGGGCTACCGGAATCTGTCTATTTGGATACTTAGCTGGGTCGTAATTGAGGTTAGTGGAAATGGCTTGGTCAATCCACATTTGCATAACGGCACTGATATTCAGTGTAGCGTCATTGTTCTGTAAAGACCACATGGTTGTGTAAAAGTCTTTATAGAGTTCGTAATCCGGTACCAGTTGCTTAGTAGCACCGTCTTTATTGGCTTTAATAGACAATAAAGCTCTGGGTGGCTCAATGCCATTGGTAGAATGGGTAACTAGGCTGCTAGCCTCAATCGGAGCTTGAGTTAAGAGGGTAGAGTTTCTTAAACCAAATGATGCGATTTCTTTACGTAATGTCTCCCAATCCAGAGTACGCTCACGAGTAACCAGAGAACGGGCTCTTTCATTGGCTCTATCTTGAGGTAAAATGCCTTTCTGCCAGGTGGTGTCATCTAACCATTCAGCCTTACCTTTCTCTTTAGCTAATTGGTTAGAGGCTTTTAAGCAGTAATAGGCTAAAGCTTCCATCCATTCATCGAGCTTATTGAGAAACTCAGGTGATTCGTATCTTAGTTTCAGTTTAGCGGCTAAACCAGCTAAGTTAGTGGTAGAGATGCCTAGGCTTCTTCTCTTCAATGCACCTTCACGAGCCTGTTCTACTGGGTAGTCTTGGTAAGAGAGCAAAGCATCTAAGCTACGTACAGCCGATGTACAGGTTTCCTCTAAATCAGCATGATTGAGTTTACCTTGCTCATCGTAGAATTTGTAGCAGTTAATGGCACTTAAAGTACAGAGAGCGATCTCGCCTTCACTGTCTTTTTCAGGTGTTTGTAAAGGCTTAGTCGGAAGCGCCACTTCCAAACATTGACCAGTAACTAACCCATTGAATACACCCAAGTGACGTTTTGGTTCGTTAAAGCAATAAGAGTAATCTCGCATGTCATCACCGAGAGGAATGATTGATTCTATTCTTTCGAATTGAATTGCTTCTCTCTGTACATCTCTCTTCTCTATCTTCAGTCGATGTAGATTTAGACCAAGCCCCAAGAGTTTCTGGCTATGGCCAGCAGAAATAATTAGACGCCAGGCCTGTTGGCAGTAATACTCTTTATAACCGCCTTTTCCATCAGGTAGTGTTCTAAAACCTTCCGGTTGGCCGTTTGTAATTTTGGCAGTAACACCGGTCATCTCTAACATTTCCCGCAGTTCTTGTAAGAACATTAGGTTAGTAGACGAACAAGTAAGAGCTTCAGTCTCACCATTCCGATACACACTACCGTCAGCATCAAGATAACCAGCTAACCAATTCAATCTAGACCGAACAGTATAGCGGTTATCTGGTACGAACCATTTGCTTCTCAATCCTAGAACACGTATCTCTATACGGTCGTCACCAGCCATATTAGATGTCTTCTGTGTTCTAATTGTACTAATGTCACCGGTGAAGAACGGCAACAATTCTTTCTTCTTGCCATAGAGATCCAGTCTGGTTGAATTGGAAGAAACTTCACAACCATCACCAGAAGCGAAACCTTGCGTATAGGGGTTAGCTAACTCTTCATCGCCCTCAATAACAGGCCACTCACCCTTAATCAGTTTATCGCCTTCTTTAAGGTCAATAGCTCTAACTTCTACTGGGTCTTGACCGTATTTCTTAACAACGTAGAACTTGTGGTAAGGGGTACAGGTCAACTCACGTAAATTGTTGGTAGTAATGGAGACAAATTCAGCGTCCGTGTTGGTTAAGTCTACATAAACCTCACTCCATTCGAAACCATTCCAAATCACCTGTGTGGTACCAGCTAGTTCTTCAATGTAACGGTAGCCATGATCCTTAGTTAGAATCTTGGTCTTACCATGTACACACAAGTTGCTTGAATAGATAGGGGCTTTCTCTGGAATGAAGGGAGTGTTAATGTTCATGATGTCTACGTTGTTAACGTATATGCGTCCTGTAGACATGCGTTCAATACAGATTTGGGTAAAGAGCTCCTTAGCTGATACTTTCTTTTTACGAATCGTATCGTCAGCTACGTATTGATTGTAGAGCTCTTCGAATACTTTCTGGTCAGCAAAGAAGGCTTCGTATAGACCAGGTACATCGGAAGGAGAGAACAGATAGTAATCATTGTTCTCTTTACTACGGGCTTTCTCGTAGAAGTGTTTATTCAATTGTACTGCATAGTCCACATCTCGTGCACGGGTGTTTTCTGTACCCTTATTGTTTTTCAAGACGAGCATGTCTTCTACTTCTAAATGCCATACTGGGTAGTAGAGTGTTGCACTACCCTTCCTTAAATTCATTGGTATTCGATATTACTCGCTAGGTAATACCCTGTCTTACGATAGCTTATACTACTAGCGTAGTAACGCTGTCTTACGATAGACAGCCCTATATCGCTATAGGGATTGGACTATATCTTCTCCTTCAGCATTATCTGTTAAGGCTTCTGTTACGAAGGATACATAGAGGTTTATGGCATTAACCACTGTATCAGTTCCCTGTTTCCCGTTCACTTGAACAGTACGTCTTTCGACTAGTCTCTGCACTCGCCTTATTAGGCTAGCTACTGATTGTCTCACTCCGCTTCTCTACGTTCTACTTCTCGTAAGACGCTGTAGGTCTTACTAGACCGGAAGCACTGGCGTAGGTCTATTTCGAATTAGAGAGTTTCCAGTAATTAAGGGAATGTCTTTAACTTAGTATTTCTACTAAGCTGGGCAATTTGGTTGTTTACCCTGATTGCAGCTGTTCACTGCTGCTTCGAATAACTTGATGTAGGAAACAATCCCTGTATGGGTAGCTTCCCCATTTCTAATCTTGGAACCTTTAGCTCGAATCTTACCGATATTTAAACCAATACCAGCACGTTTAGCAATGTATTTTACAATCGCATTAGAAGCTGAATTAATCCCATCTAGAGAATCATCAGGCTGTATTATACAACAACTCGAGTACTGACGAGTAGGTGTTCTTACCCCTGCAATGATAGGGGAGGGTAGCGTTAGCTTCAGTTGAGATAACTTATCGTACATCTGCTTGACTTGTTGCATTCTGTTATTGCTTTCATTAGCAAACAAGTACATCGGCACTAGCATGAAGATAAACTGTGGGGTCTCTAGAGGGATATTGCCTTCTCTATCCTTAACACAGTACTTGTTCATGATTTGGTTAAAGCCAGCATAACGAATCAAGTCGTCTCTTGAATGGTCAATGTAATCATTCAATTCGTTAATCTCTTCTTCGCTATAATGGTTTAAGATGTCCTTATCGTAACGACCTAAGGAAATCAGTTTGTGTAGGTGTGTGTTTAGGTGTGGTGGGGTATACTGGCTATAGGCTTGTTTTCTCATTTGGTAGCTCAATAGCCTGGCTGCCATGATTTCGTAATCAGGTGATTCCTCCTCAATTAAGTCAGCAGCTGATTTGATTAGCATGTCGTGGATATCTTTAGTCGAGATACCAGTGAAAAACTGTAGTCTGGCGTTCATTTCTACCTGAGAGGTAGAGACATTCAATCCTTCGGATGCAAAAGCCAAGACACGAGAGACTTTACTGATGTCTAAGGGTTCGAAATGACCTTCTCTTTTCTTGACTTTAATTAATTCTTCGTTAACCACTCTGGGCTCCTTTAGAGTAAACTCTATTATGTTGTAGATTAGAAACTATTACTCGAAAAAGTGAGTAACTCCGTAAAGCTTTAAAGCATAGAAATGATAGTGTAAATGATAGATACCTCTCCTCTCTACCCTAGTCGATTTAGGGAGAGAGGAGGAGTAGGTATTCTTATGGTTTTGTCACTATCTTATCGTAGACTTCGTCAGGAGTAAGGGTAGTGAGGAAACTCACCTGTTGCTCATTGACATAAGCAGTCGTGAGTATATTGGTTACCCCTTCTGCTATTGGGTAAGCACCCACTACGTAGTTGAGGTTAACGACTGCTTTACCTCCACCTGAGAGTGGGATAATAATGATGTTTTCTTTCATGGTCTTTAAGCTTCCTTGATTAGATTGTAGATTTGTTCTGGTGTTTCAATAACACAGATTCTATCATTGTGGCTTCTGCCTGCTAAGTGGATTAAGCTACAGTCTACTGAACGATACTTGTTCCGAGTAGTGAGTGCTTCTTTTATCGTTTCGGATCTGACTCGTACACTGAAGTGGCTGAATCTAAACTCTACGTCAATAATGCGGGAAGCATTGATTAGACGAGGTTTTAATGAATAAATGGAATCAGTATTATCCACTGATTCCGCTCTAGTAAACAATACCTCATTGACTAAGATAAGCTTAGCACCGTTGTTATAGCGTTTCTTTTCTTGTTGAGATTGGGACATGGTTAGATTTCCTTGTTAGAGATTAATCAAAAAGGGAGAAGACAGATTCCGCTACTGTATAGCCTACATCAACTAGAGTGTCACCTACGTTACTGAAGTTTACACTGGCTACAGTAGGTACTAAATTACTGGCTCCTTTAGCAGCCATTAAGGCATTGCCACTACATAGCCCCACTACCATCTCAACCATACCCCAACCAATAGCTGCCGTACCGACAACATCCATGGTTTTCTTTAATGTGTCGTTCTCAATGTATTCGGAAGCATTACAAAGACTGCTACCTAAATTCAATACACGATAACCTAATGAAAATGAACTCATTGTAAAATCCCCTTATCAAGATTTTGAAAAATAGAAAATAGAAATAGAGAGTGGTTTACTCTCAAACCACTGACCAGTGCTCTAGTACTATTATCAATCAATTCTGTAAGGTAGAGATTAAACAAATACAAAAAGAGAATACTCTCCGTTAAGGAGAGCAGTGAGTATTGTTATCTCGGTAGGGTAAACCTACCTCAATGCAGCTTACGCTGTTTACAATAAGAGCTACTCCTTACTCCCCGATTAAGAGGAGTAAGGAGTAGAGTCTCTATACTGGATTACAACTCAATGTCGTCCATAGCTTCTATATCCGCTTCACTGATGTTACCATCAGGAGAAAGGACATAAGAGGTCATCTCTGTCTCTTGTGGAGTGACCTGTACAGCATCACTATTGAACCAATGCTTAATCCAAGGATAAGGATTATTAGGTTTACCAAACATGGGTTCTAAACCTGCTTGGGTAATATTGAAATCTATCAAGTATTCCAGATACTGGATAGAAGTGGCTTCATTGACACCAATGATTGCCCCATCTTTAAACAAGTGTTTAGCCCACGCCTTCTCTTGCCCGTAGGTCTCTAATACGATTTGTTTAAAGGTAGGGATAAGCTCTTGGTAATAATCCTGATAATCTTTACCCTCTTTACCGCTTCTCAATATCTCTAACATACGGAGTGAGAAACTAGCATGAATAGATTCATCTGTCTACCATGCATACTGTATTTATCTACGTTCGTTAGACGTAAATCCCCCTACTAGAGGGAGCCCTATATCACTATAGGGGCTAGACCATATCACGTACTCCTGATAAGAGGAGCACCACCACGTTTCGAGTACACTTGTACTCTACTCTACTCGTTTACCCTTATCCTGTACGGTAATACAGAAGAAGGTACTTTCGATGGTCGTTAGGCATTTACACTACAATTGCTTGTAGTGACTTAGCACGGTAAGTTGTCTCATTATCGTAGAATGAGAGTTTCTCCGTTTAGTGGTATTGTTCGACTACCGTCACCGGTAGAAGCCGCAATGAATTAACGGGCGATAAATTTAATAATCTTAGCATTGCCTTCCATCAGTTTCATTCCTTCGGCAAACGCCCAGGAACCGTTTGTGTTCAGTAAGGGTCACTACTCCTTACCCGCTACTAGTAATACCTAGTAACCGCTCTATATCACTATAGAGACCAGACTATATCACGTACTCTCTAGTGGGAGTACCTCTGCGTTTCAGATAGCAATCGTTTCTATCCTACGTCATTACGACTAGTCGTTCGGCATTTACGTTATATTAATAACGATTTAGCACAGGATTGTCTTTCTGTAATAGAAAGGTTTTCCCTGTTTAGCAGAGTTATTCGATTAGTATCACTACTAAAAGTCGCATTTGTAGTTTACGAAAAACTGATGTAAAAGCGTACTGCTTCTAGCATTAAGGTTACGAAGAAGAAGATTAGTAAGGCTTTCTTCATTTCAGGTACCATGGCCTTTTTCTTTTCTTCGTCTTCTTCATTGTCGTACTTCAGTACCATGTTAATCAATTTGTCTTGGTACAAGGCAATGTTTTCAGCACGATCAATGATTTCAGGAGACTCGATAATCCCATCCAATATTTTGGAAGGGTCAGTATAGACATTCTGGATGATGTGGCTATAAGACTTAGAGTGAATGCAGTTTTCGAAGAAGGTCCAGGTCAATACCCAAGATTCTAATTCTGGTAAACTACAAGCACTCAAGAGAGCTAAGGCCGGTGCCCTACCCTGTACACTATCGAGTAAGCAATTCCCAGTAACAGAGACTTTACCATTATATCGAATAACAAAAGTACCATCAGGCATAGACAGGCAATAAACATCTATTGGCTTATCGTGGTGTTTTACTTCAATCTTAATCCTAGAACGTTCGTAGGCCGCCTCCTCGCTACATGATAAAGTGAAGAAATTGATTACTTCGTCATTATGGCAATGGATAATAAGTTCTTCCCTATCTTCGCCTATACCAGTTAATAAACCATGACCAAGATGTAAAGAACTCTCTTGCTTTAGTACTTCTTTAGATTCCAAAAAGGAATAGGTACTACTAACCCTGTCTCTTAGCAGCATTCTGTGGCCAGGAGTAACCTCTTGTTCTAGATATTCACCTGTGTAACAATGGGTTTCGTTTGTGGTATTGTGGATTAATTTTAAAGGCTTAGACCAACTACAGGTACCTGTGTTTGGATTAAATTGCTGTACTTCGTCGTTTAAAGTAACATCTTTAATCTTCTTCCAACCATTCTTAGTCAGCACTTCAGTGCCTTCCACTAAGCACTGGTACTTCAAGTTCTCAGTGAAAATGTGTTGCTCATGAGGCTTCAATTTATTGAAATCCGATACGTCTTTAGACAGATTGACTTCCTCTGGTCTCCAGAAGAATGATTGTTGTAAGTCGTTAAACTGATTAAAGATGGGGTACTTGTTCACATCGAATCGAGAAGTGTTTACCTGTGGGCCAAAGAACATCGGGTCCTGTAAGGTGTTCTTCACTTCGGTATTAAATACACTTATACTCATTCCATTTCACTCCGTTCATTCATTCGTTTACTCAGTAGTGACATTTCGCTTCACTCCTAACTAAAGCTATCCATTCGTTTCTATCAATTACCCGTTCCCTACGTTGTTTCTCTATTTCCTTCAATAGAGGACCAGCTGTTTCTTGAGCCTTTTTACTAGCAAAGGGTAACAGTTTACTAACAATAGCATCTAATCTAAAGCCGTAGTTATCCACTAAGTGCTCGGTTACGGTATTGCTGGTTTTGTCTCTTAACCGAATAATGGTTTCTCTACCTCTAATGAGAAACTTATCACTCACTTCTAGATTTCTGTTTTCTTCTAAGTGTCTTACTAATTCAGCCATGTGTTTCATTACTTACTCCTTTTTCTGTTCTCTTTCAATCGTTTCTTTATCTACAACTACCGCCCACCGTTCTATAAACCGTTTAGCGTAGCGGCCATTACAGAGATGAAAAAGAGATACCCATTTCCGATAGGTGTACTCAATTACTTTATATTCCTCATCGTTGAGGTTAGAGGTAACGGTGTCGCCAGGTGGATTATGGTTTTGGTGAACCAGTAAATCAACCAGTTCGTATAACTCATCTAGACTGGGATAAGGGACACTTCTCTCGTCTTGGAATACAGGAGCATATCGTTCTGGGTCAATCTCTTTCCATTTTTCTACTTGTTCGTAGAGTTCTTTCAATTTGGTCTTGAATAGCGGCACTTTCTCTTCAGTGAATTTACTGAAGTCTTCTACTTTAAAACGTTTTAGAAAGAAGAGTACCGCTTCAGTGTCACTAGGTAATTGGGCTATTTCTTTCAATCCCATAATGGAATCAGCTATTTCGCTGATAAGGTTGTTCTTATAACTTCCAGTATAGAACGTCATGACTTCCATTGTATCTAGTTCTTCTATTCCCATTTCATTTACTCCTAAGGGTTTGTTCTTTCTTTTAGCATTTCCTGGAAAGGAAAGAATGCTACTAAAGGGAGGTTATCAAACACGTGTTTGTTGTGCAATCTCTCGATATCAGTCGAGAGAAATTCGATTTTAGCAAATTCGCCATTGAGATAAGCCTCACGGTAATTGGCCACATCAATGTCTCTTAGCCACTTACCTAATGCAAATCCATTGGTTTTCTTCATTTCATCGAAACTACGGGTTCTCTTACCGGTACTCTCGTACTGATAGAGCTCCTGTAGGTCATCTAAGGTAAAGGTCCATTTATCAGCATTGTAGCTTCTAGCTAGTCGTCTATAGAGACAGGCTTTAATAGCAAAAGCTTTAGAGACCTTAAGTCTTTTCAATACTCTCTTGTAATCCGTTAGACTAATCCCTCGTTTAGAGCGACTAAACACTACACCGGATTGATCAAAATCCACGTAGATAATGTCTATTGGTTTACGGGACTCAATGCCCTCTAAAGCTTTCTGTGTTTCCTGTGTTAAAACCTCTATGGTCTCTGATGTAGGGGATTCAGTAAAGGCCTTACGGGTATCTTCAGTTATCCGTTTAGCCGTTTCTGCTAATTGAGTCATTAGGGTTTCTCTGTACTTAGCATTTTGCATTAGGAGGGACACCCATTGGCTATTGGTGTAACGGATTTCCTCTACTGATAATGCATACTTTTTTGTCTTCTCAGCGATTACACTTTCCTCCTCTAAGAGGTAGATCATGTCTATCCAGTCTAGTGCATCACCTAAAGGCTGACAAGGTACACATCCCTCTGCTAAGAATACCTCTCTATAGCTATCTGGGTATTGGTCCTTCCATTCCTCTAGTAGGGAATACAGCGCTTTCAATCTCTGTTTAAATATCTGGCCTTGATTCACTAAGAAACAGTGGGCTTTTAAGTCATTAGCCTGCATGGCACCTAATATCCAACATGTAGTGGAAGTCAGGTTATCAAATCCACCTCCTCCGGTTAAGTCTATTATCTGGCTAGCCATTTTGTCAATCAATGCATTCATTCGCTCTCTCCATTAGTTCGTACAGTGAGCTGTACTCACTGACTACGTTTCCATTTCGCTCGTTCACGAACTCACTACGTTCGTGCATTTGTTCTCTCCATTAGATTCACTTTCTAATCTTTCTCTAAACAATCTATTCTTTTTCAAGTACTCTACCAGTAAGGATACCATGTAATCCCTTCCCTTTCTGTTGGGATTAGGTAATCCGTACAGAGAGTAGCTGTGGTATTGATTACGAATACAGGCTTCTAATAGCCAGGTATAGTAATCGAGTTTCTCTAACTTAATCGATTCCTTATCGTTTAGAAATAGCTTAGCATGAAAGGGTTTATCGAGTTTATAAATCCCTTCGTTTAAGAGGTGGAGTACACCCTTCAGTAACTTCCTAAACTCTTTTACTTTCCCTTGTTGGTGTTTCAGTAAGGTTTCCTCATCAGGGATGTCTTTTAATTCTCCTTGTAACCATTGTTGTTTTAGTTTGGTATACTTTAATCCAGGAAAGCTAATGTTCCATGGATTGTAGAGGAACAACCAATCTAAACATTCCAGTATGGTAATATCAGCTAGATTGCACATCTTCAGTATCTTATCACTGATGACGTCAATACAGTCTTGGTTATTGTTACATTCCTCTAGCTTAGGGGTATCTTCATTATCGATACCCAGTAGGTCTAGTAATACATCAGGTCTCATTGCCATTCGTCTCCTTGAGTAAACCGAAATCAAACTAGTCTAAGGGAGAAGGGTAATTGTTTAGAGAGAATAAGACAAATAGGTTATTCTAAGGGGTATTGAAGGATAAGTAATAAAATACAGATAGCGTTTAAATGCATCAGGATGCTCTAGGATTACGATTAAGGGGTAAGGATAGGCAAACCCTCATGAAAGGGTTTCATCGAGCTATAGAGTGAAGCTAGAGGCCTTCCTGAGCATTTATAGCAAATTCGTAGAGAACTAGGTTACATTCTAACTAATTTTAAATCTATATTACCGATGTGGAATCAATAGACGTATTGGTTCTTGACTATAGTCTCTACAATGGGTAGAGACCCATTGCTCTAATCCTAAAGAGCAATGGCTAATGCATTAGTAAGAAAGGAAATCTAAAATGAGTATTGGGACTAAGATCTCAGTGATTGCCGCTATCTTGCAGGAAGACTTAGAGGAGTATCGCTCCTTAGTACCTTACCTGAAGGAAGAGGTAGTAAGTGAAGTCAGTAGTAGTCTGGTGAAATTGAAACCAGTAATCGATTCACTCTTGACTGAGAAAACAGAAGTGGTGATATCAGGAGAGGTATCAGTAGACTCTTCAGTAGTACCTAGCCCTAACGTGGTATTACCCATGGAGGTAAATGGATTAGAGATTACTCCAGCTAAAGCTAGGGAACAAGTAAATAAACCTAAGGAAGGATGGACTCCTGTTCGATTCCCTCAGTACTTTCTCCAGGAAGGTACCCCTGCTTTCGAATACCTGATTAACGAAACAGGGTCTGTCTATAATCAATCTAGACACAAGCTCTTGAAAGACATTGAAAGGAGTAAGGGAGTTAACCGTTCTCCTCGAGTATCGATTTATTGTATCGATAATACGACTAAACAGCCTAGAAGTCTTAGTGCGATTTCATCAGTGCTTATGCTCTACACCTTTGGGTCTGATGAGGATAGGAGACTGATTGATCAATATCAGTTTAGCTGTGTGGGCTATAAAGATGCGAATCGGTCTAATGTTAGAATGGAAAACCTCTACACTACCGACCCTGAGGAGGAAGTACAATATCCTAATCAGGTAGAGGGAGAGGAATGGAGGGAGATTAGCTTACCGGCTAGCTATGCTGAGGAGTATACTCTAATGAAACGCTATCTGATTTCTAGTTTGGGTAACATGAAGGGAGTGGATAGTGGACGAATCTCTCTGGTGAGTCAAGTCTCTAGGAAGAACAATAATCTTCCTCGTTTCTCACTGCAGGTAAAGAATCGATTAGGGATTCTCTCTAATCTGGGGATACCGGTAGCTGTACTGGTGCTCTATGCCTTCGGTAGTACCGAGGAGAGAGACATGTTGGATAGGTACGGTGTCTCCTGTGTGGTGTATCGTAATGGGGATAAGTACCAGCCTACTCTGGAGAACCTGGAGATCAATACCCACTACAGATCCGTGAAGGAGAGGATAGAGGGTAAGGGAAAGACTATCAGACGCTCTATCGTGGAGGAGAAGGAGTCTCTTAGGGGAGAACTAGTGACTCTTCTAGAGAATGAGATTGTTTCTCTAATCGAAGAGAACAAGGTAGAAGTAGCTAAATTCTCTTTAGCCTATCAAGGAAAGCTAGTCTCTCTAGAGAAAGCAGAATTGAAGGTAGGCGGTAGAGGACACTTGCAGCTACTGAATCAGCTGATTGAGAAAGTGAATCAGGTGATAGCCTCTTCCGTGTCTAAGGAAACTCTGGTAAAGGTAGACTTAGATTATCTTTCAGTAGAAGGAGTAATCAGGTCTAATCTATTCTCAGTACAAGTAAATAGAGAGAAGGCTTACAAGACTCAATTAAACCTATAGTGTTACCACTGAATCTCTAGAGTAGTGAAAATAGTAAAGAGCTGTATACCTCTCTGCCCTCCGTAAAGGGGAGCAGAGAGGACTAGCTTTATTGCTATTTGTTTTTAGTCTAAGTAGGGTAAACAAGCCGTTCTCTAGCTTGGGTATATATTAATAATATTTATATACCTAGTAACTAGAAGACTACAAATACCTTAAATACACTCGTAAATACGAGAGATTTTTGAGTAACTGGTATCTAAAAACGAGTAGTTAGTTGTCATTCCTCTATACTTAGTCAATTACTTGACTTTATCACTACACTTACTACACTTTAGTCTCTTCGATATAAAGGATTAGCTCGTCTAGTTTACTAGACTCACTGTCCTCTTTTGTAAAGAGGATTCAGTCTACAGTACTCGTGTACTTTCAGTTTTCTAAAGAGACTGGGTTTATTGCTCAATCGTATTAGGTTGATGAAGTGGTAGTCTACTAGGTATTTTCTGGTACTGTCTTCGGTGTAGAGGTAAGCGTATTCCTCTTTGATGGCTTGAGCATTGGGATTATCACTACAGCTAAAGAGCCTTCTGTTTTTGCTATAACCTAGTTTCTCTAACCAATCTCTTTCTCCTAAGCCTTTTAGGAGATACTTGCTTAAAACAATCAATTTCTCTATCTTAGCTATCTCCCAATACTCGATTTTACCTAATACTTCACCTCTATCAGGGAGTTTATGGCTATCCGTATTACGACAATAATAGCCACCGTTCCCTAATTTCTTCCATCTATTACCGATTAAAGAGCTAATCCTAAAAGCGTCTTTTACTTTATTTCCGTCTAGTAGGAAGTAACAATGTAGGTGTACTCCTCTATCATCACTATACTCTCTTACAGCGTAATACTTTAGGTACCAGTCTTCTTTATACAAGTAGTTTACCAGTAAACGGTTAAAGTCATGATTTAGTTTATCTAAATCGTTTTTATTCTCTAGAGGTAAGTAGAAATCCATTCTTAGTACGAATAATCTATTATGTTTAATGAACAATACCCAGATTAGATCTTTTATACTCCAGTAGTTAGACCTAATGGTTCTTTCAGTGTTAATGTCATTGGATAGCATGTTTAGGTTTACCCATTTGTTAGCATGAGGTTTGTTTCTGTCAATGAACCAGTTACCTGTTCTATAAGGGCGATAACAGGAGTAATGGTCGTATACATCTATCCTCTCTTTTTTGGAAACAATCCTATTGATTTTAGATTTAAGCAATGACAGGTATTGTTTACGTAAGGCATTTAGAGCTACATGTTCTAAGTAAATGGGGTCTTCTAGCAGGTCTCTTTCTATACTGTTTTTATCTAAGTATAGGAGGAGTTTACTAACTAATATCTCTTTTGTATATTGGTCTTTGTATTGTTGATAGTTTGAGAGTTCTTCCCTATAGACAGACTCTCTGGGACTATGTTCCATTTTCTCGTTCTTTCTGTTATTGAATACTTCGGTTAGAGGAAGTGCGTTAGGAAGGAAGAGATTATTTAATCATTCGAAGATGTTAAAAAGAGATGAATACTAGACCTGGCTTGTTAGTGCAAGCTGGGTCTAGTATTTATTCAATTAGCTACTGAGTGTATAATCACTATTTTATATTGGGTGTATTCATTGAATTATAACCAAGATTTGAATAGTGTATTTAATGAAACTTTAGATCCTATTACATGTAAAATACTATTCGGTATATATTCAGAATTGGGTATAGCTGATTTACCTTAGTTTACCTTAGTTTACCTTAGTTTACCTTAGTTTACCTTAGTTTACCTTAGTTTACCTTCGGTAAATATTCAGAATCTTCTTTTCCTAGTAGTTCTACTAGTCTATATCACTAAAACTTACCCGTAATCACGTCTGTTTTTAATGAAAATAGTCTACTTTTTAGCTAAGTAAAGAGTATCTTCGGTGAAGTAATAACTTAACTCCTTTTTTAACTCATAGAGAAAGGAACTAGTATCGTTATAAACCAAGGGAGTAACACCATGATTTTGGTAACAGAAGACATCATTAAAACCTTTAATGAGAGTAGCAGATTTACCTTAATTAAAGAGCGATTAGCATTAGAGAAAATCCCTATTCTCTCTAGAAGGGAATACGTCTTATTAGTAAAGAATATAATCATCTACAAGCTAATCCATACAGAGCTTACCCTAAGGCTAGCTAACAAGTCTAGAGAGAGGAATAACCTCTCTACAGAACTCCTATCCAATGGTCTTACCTTAACAGTCAACAACCTATTAGACAGAATCAGTCTTACTCTACCTAATCTAACTTATCCTACTGAAGTCATTCTAAACAGCATCCAAATCATTCTAATAAAGAAAACAGCTAAGAGAGAACAGGTTTACTTACACTTCAACATGGATATTGATATAGGCTTTCTCAATGAGTTTCTAGAGGAAATGAAGTCTAATTACCAGATACTGATAAGGGTAAGATAATGAGAATAGCATTTAAAGAGCCATAGAACGCTCTATAGCGCGATTAACACTATAGGGTGTACCCTAGTATACCTAACAGATTGAATTGGCTTATAGACGAAATATAGCTCACTCTACGAGTGCCCTGGTCTTTTACTAGGTAAAAGACTAAAGCGATAATAGAATACTCTACTCTCTACCTCATTTAGGGGTAGAGAGTAGAGTAGAATATACCGAGTTAACGGAACTGACTAGCCGATACGTTACGGATAGTCGAGCTATAGCTTTGTTGGCTAGTAGCTACCATAGCATCGATACCGTCAATAGCCGCTTTCTGGTGGAACTGGTCAGCACCAATCAACTTAATGTTATCCATGAACTTCTGGGCGAAGTAGTCTACACCAGGACCGTACTGATATACACCAGAGAAGTCAATCTGGATTTCACGAGTCTGAGACGGATTAGAGCTATCGAAGCTGGCTTCGTTATCCGGAGACATTTTCGGCCACATGTTAATACCAATCCAAGCCTGTACGACCCTGCGTCCAGAAACATCAGGCTCTACAAAGAGCATAGCGGCAGAGTACATGTCAGGCATAGAGTCGTAGGCTTCAGTACCTGCTACTGTACCAATAGCAGCGTATTTAGTCTCAGGGTCCATCATCAACATGCGAATCCAGTAGATGATGTAGCGAGTAATGGCTAAGCCAGGGCGCTCCCAGAAACTGAAGGATACAGTGGGTTGCTGTTCCGTTACATTGGTGAATACTTCGTATTTCTGTCCAGATTTACCAAAGTCTTGACCATTCTCTACGTTCACCTCTAGTTTGTATTGCAAACCAGTGATGCGGTGACGAATGGTTTCCACCAAGTTACGCAGAATAGCGATATTGGTTTTAGCATCCGGCAGAAGCTTGAATCCTAACGGAGCCTCTAGCAGGAAACTAATAAGGGGACGAGAGGTATATTGGTGGTTGTTTACCCAAGACTGCCATTGTTTGGCATAACCAAACATACCGCCTTCTACTAAATGGGAAACAGGAGACTGAATCCCATCAGCAAAACCACCATTACCTTTAGTCATGAAAACTGGTTCTACACGAGCCATTTGTGTTTTCCTTTACTTAAAAGTATTTTTCAATTCAATGAGACTACCGCTTATCCTGTTACTAGGGTAGGCGGTAGTGTATACCAATTCAATGTGTTCTAGTGGATACTAGAAAGACCTTTTTAAACCGAAACTCTTACGTATTCTAGTTAATAACTTAGCTAGAATAGTTCGTAGTCTAAAGACTACTCACTGTCCCTAGCTAACTTTGTTAGCTAGTGATACCGTTAAAGTTGTCAGGTTTATCAGAACGACGATAGTTTTCAGAGTAGAAGGTCTGTACAGTCTTGATGTTGTCGCCGTATACACGAACAACAAAGTGCCAAGCCCAAGATTTGTTTTTATCAATCTCAGTCAAGTACAGTTCGCCCTCTACATCAATCTTACCGCCGAATTTGTTGTCTTTCACTTGGCTGTAGAACCAGGCTTCAGCTTCTTGTTTCAGACGCAATTCATCCCAGTCTTTACCGGAGAATCGACGTTGCAGTTCAGCACCGATTTTGTTCAACTCTACATGGTAGAGCATGATGCGGTAGTTCATCAAGGTAGAAGACTCATCTTCGTAGATGGTACGAATACCAGAGAAGTAGAGTTTACCAGATTCACTGCGCTCTACCCACATACCGCCAGAGGCCCAAGCACGGTTACGTACCTGATAGGGTACCCAAGGATTGGATACATCGGTCAGGTATTTAACGTAGTTGTTATCGCCTTCGCTGAAGTCGTAACGGATAGCTGCACGACCAGAGGTATTACCCCAGTATTTAGTGGTCATGCGAGCCAGTTCGTACAGTACCGGTACGCGTTTATTGTAGGTAGACACAGAGTCCAAGAACAAACCACTGCCTTTTACTACTACTGCACGGTAGCAAGGGGTACCAAACAGAGCAGAGTCAGGGAAGTTTTTCAGCTGAGCTACAATAGAAGTCAAACGGGCATTCTCTTCCAGAGGAGTCGGAATATTCACGTCTTCCCAAGAATGAGTAGTCACGCCTACCCAGCGGTCTTTACGCTGAGAGAGGTAACGACCAATACTGCGTTTGAATTCCAGTGAATAACCGGTATCCCAGAAGGTAGAGTCGTTGAAGGTAGTGGAGTCTTGGTATTTAGAGTTTACATCAGCAAACTCGTCAAGAATAGCATCGACTGCTTTCTCGAATGCCAAGTTACTCATCTCACCATCCAAACCACCAGAAGCAGAGAGCATTTCAGATTCAATCATCAAGGCAATCTTCTCACCGGCAGCCAGAGTAGACTCATCGCCTTTTTCGTAACGGAAGGTCTGGTAAGGCGCACCATCAGTATAGGTGGCACCAAACAAGTTAAACAGGTATTTCTCAGAAGCACGACGAGATACATCGTAACCAGAGAAATCACCAAACAAACCAGTGTCGGTCTCTTTGGTAATGAATTTCTCCAAGAGAGCATCGATATTGCGCTGATAAACGTGCAGTTTATCGAAGTGACCAATGGTCGGAGGAGTAGTAGCCACTTCCGGTTTCAAGTTGTTGTAGTTCTTGATGAAGGTTTCACCAATACCGTAAGCCAAGCCTGCTTTAGAGCGAGCAGAAGGATTCAGGGTGAAATCCAATTCACGAGCACCATTCAGGCTGGTGACTACTGTACCATTGCTGGTAGGAGTCTTTTTGGCTTTAACAGAAATGCGGAAAGGATAAGAATGGGTATCGTTGTACGCATTGATGTTCAGGGGAGCAGCATCTTCAGTGGTCGGAGCCCAGATAGACAGACCTACCAGGTTACCCCAAGCACCAGGAGAAGACACAGCAAAGTCCATCAACGGTACACGTTTGGCTTTCTCACCATTCGGACCTACATAGCCCACTACGTCTTGCTCTGCACCTTTACCGAATTGGAAAATGGAGACAGTCTTACGGTTAATCTGCTGGTCTACGTAAGGAATCGGAGAAACCACGAAACGATAGTGTACACCAGGGGCTTTTACACCGGTAGTAACAATCTTACCGCCTTGACCGAGTTTGAAGCGGCCTTGGCTGTCGCGTTCTGCGATTTCGATTTCGGTTTCGTAGTATTCGATAGACAAACGCAAGGCGGCCAGTTTGTTGGCTTCCTCTGGTACGATACGTTTAGCAATCACGGTACCAGCGTCTTGCAGAATACCTTGTAGGAATACAGAGGCGTGGTTATAGTAGGGTTCCATCGGGTCTAGTGTTTTAGAACCGAATAATACGTTAAATGCAGCGCCGTCTACTACGACTTCTTCAGTCGGTCCTTTTTCAGCGTAAAAAGGAATGTAAGAGAGCAGCGGAGCGCGTGGTACATCGACCACGGTTTGTGCACGGCCTGATAGGTCTTTCGTACCTAAGTGAAAACTAGCAGGCGTTGCATTGGAAATATAAATATCCATGGATTATAATCTCCGTTACAAACAAAAATTAATCAATTTATTACTGCTTAAAACATTTTCGAAAATGTCTTTATTACCTGCTGAAAACACAGGGTAATAAACAAAAAGAACACACGCTAAGCGCAATATTCATAGTATCGAATTATTAATACCTGGCATAAAGTCGTAACGAAAATATTTACTGGAGCTTAATAAGAAGAAAAGCTATGAACTCTAGACGTAGAGTATATTAAGTAGTAAGTAATCGATTATTTATTCTTTTTGTTAAAGGACAACAAGACATGTCTATTAAAATCTCACCCTACCACACTACGGTAGGTAAACACTTTGTCGTAAAAGACACCGAGCAGGCTATTCGACAAGTCATGGGTCGAGGCTACAACTGGATTAAAGTCAACGAAACCAACAAAACCATTTACATCTACCCTAACGACGTGATTAACAAATTCGATCACCCACTACTGGTAGAAACCGTAAAAGGTTTGGTCTACACAGCGGTAGACTTAACCGCTTTTGTTCGTGAGAATAGAGAAGGTGAATATACGGTAGCTAACCGTTCACTCTATCTCTTACAGACCTTACGTGCAGCCATCACCAGTGAAGTACTGGAAAATGGCCCTCGCATGATTAAGTCTCTGCCTACCGGTGTATTGAGAAGCTACACCGATTTAATCACCAATTCCATTTCCATGGCTTTTAGCCTCAATAGCGAAGAAATTATTATCTTAAAAGTGCTCTCTGCCTGGATGTACTACTCCATGTTGAGTGAACAAGAAGTGATTGGCGATATGGAATTACAAGCAGTGATTGCTAAACTCGCTCGTGATACTGGTATTCCTTCTAATTTCTTTGTTCGCTATATCGATGGCGCTACCTTCGATAATGTAGAAGAATTTCTAGAAGTAGTGAAAAGCAAGATTACCAACCCCGCATTGCAGAAACTCAATTTAGGTCTATTCTATACCGTAGTAGCGAAAAACCTGAATTCCTCTGTTTGGATTGGTTTGGAGAAACAACAGCTCTTGGCTGTCTCTATTGAACACATCCCTTCATTCGTGGCTACTCTGGTCATGTGCCTGAGTGAACCGGTATTTAAGAATGCTGGTTTGACTAAGATTGCCATGAAGAACCTTACTCGAGACAGAAGTCAGTTTATTCTGTCTGTTACCTCTATGGCTAATCCTGAGTAAGAACACTGTACTCCATTAGGGATAAAAACCCAATGGAGTATACTGGAGAGAATTGAAATGACTGAATTAAGTACACCTTACTTAGTCGGACATTATATCTACAACATGTGGGCTGCTCCTTGGCAGGATAACCAAACTTGGAATAAACTCGCACGAGTCACGCCGTTTGGAGGAGCAAGAAACCATGTAGAAGTCTTCCATGAGGATTACCAACTACCTACCAAACAAGATAGGTATCATGCCTACATGATAGGTCAGGTATACGAAGACATTTATAATCTTCCCTTACTGGAGTGGACTGAACGTTCTACTTGGATTCCAATGAGCGAATACTGTAAACAAACCGGTATTGTGTTCAACTTCTACACCCAAGATGGTATCAATGTACCGCTATCCCATGTCTTCTTTACTTTAACAGTAGAGAAGAATGTCATTTTCATCGTAAAAGAGGATTTAAAGATTCAGTGGGACATGAACAACTCCCCTCTGTACTTTAGAACCTATCGCAATGCTTTACAAAGAGTAGACCAAAGAGGTTTATCTCAAGAGAAAGCAGATGTGGTTTACGTGAAAGTAAAGATTGCTAGTGATAAGCAGAAACTGGTAGAGTTCTTTAACCAGTATAATGGTAAGCCTGGTGCCATGCTGACTTACCATAATGGGTATTTAGTAGACAATACTAACTACCTATCCAATGTACTGGAAGGAGATATTGTAGAAATCATCTACGATTCTACCTTAATTAAAGCCATTGAAGTCAAGCTAGGGGAACTTCCTACCTTTAAATCTAAAGCCGATGGTATTCGAAAATACCTTATTACGCATGATAAGTCTTATAAAGACAATGTATTGGAATACCTGGATGACTGCGATTTCTACCTCTGTGCTTATCCGAAGAAGACTCCTTTGTTATTTAACGGATTACTACTTCATCGTAATCACGTCTCTAATATCCGTCAGGTAACCAATAGTGATTACTCGATTTCGACTAATCTCGTCTCCGAATACCTGATTGCTCACCAAGACCTGTTCGATGAACAGATTGCTAACTTAACCTTTAAAGTCTATTACCGTAAGCAGTTTGGTAATAAGAAGATGCCGTACAATGCTAACCGTATTCACGAGCTCAATCGTTTACCTTACGTTAATAGAGTAGCGGCATTACAAGGCTTAAGAAGTAATATTGACGAATGGCGTGCTGATAACCTAGAGAATTCAGCTCTAATGAAACTGATTAGTAAACCTAAACCCATTTGTAACCTAGAAGAGGTACAAGATGCCTACGGTTATAATGCGGCTACTTACTATACTGGTCTATCAGTACACTCGCACGAGGAATTCATTAGCGATGGTCTAGGTGGTTATCTGGTCGATGTACCTTATTCCTATCGTAAACTCGTCACCGTATTCGAGTACGATACTGAAGGTAAACTCCTGATGTGGAGACGATTAGAGAACGTGAATCAGTATCCGGTAGTAAATCGAGATACTAAGCTAGTAGAATTCGTCTCTGGCATCGGTACCCGCCAACCTGAAGACCATTACGGTAAACTACAGGCTGTTGTACCAGAATACCAAGAACACCGAGTATTCGCTTGTTTGAAGAATCTAGAAACTCACCCTGAGAAATGGAAAGATGTTACTGCTACTGATGCTTGGTCTTACATTACTGATACTGATGGACTTCGAAATGTTCTAATTAAAGGCAATGCGGAGTACAGTAAGGAGGAATACACCTTCTTAATCCGTACCGATAAGAAGTTCTTGTGTCAGGATATCGAAGTCGACATCAGTAGAGGTTTACTGCAGTTTACCATGAATCACCATATTGCCATCAATGGTAAGGTATCCGGTAAACGAGTAGAACTGCCTTATGGTTATCTAGACGTCTTCCTAAACGGCAGTGCCTTGATTGAAGGTATTGACTACTTTGTAGACTTCCCCAATGTGGTGATTGTTAACAAAGGCAGTATTAATCCGTTTAGCATGAAACAGAAGATTACCTACCGAATGATGGCTTTCCCTGCTACTGAAACCATTAACGGTGAAACCATTCTCACTGGTATTAAAACCAATCGTCAGGTAGGCTACGTGAATCACTATCGTGTCTCTCGTAATAAGCAATACGAGATATTCGAAGATAAGAACTTCTTGATTAAAATCGGTAATGGAATCATGGATAAATCCAAAGTAGGATTCAGTGAAGACAATACTGAGATGAAAGAGAGAAAAGAATATCTAGAGGGTAAACCCTACGAGATCCGAGATGTGGTTGTGCCGAAACGGTTTACGTATCCTAAAGACACGTATCAGTTCAAGAGAGAATCTGATGAAGTCGATAGAAAGGTGTCTAACTACCTCAATCAGTTTATTGAAGAAGAGCCCTTTAGCAGTAATCCTGCTATTATTGGTAAATACGAAATCTTCTCTCCTCTGTTAAGTAAACTCTTACATGACTTAGAGAAGAAACAAGTCGATTTCCCAATGGATAGGTTCTTTACTAATCAGGAGCTGATTAACTATATTTCCACTAAGTATAGTTCTCTATTTAAGGTAGACCCTTACTATAGAAAAGAATCCATCTCCTTTAAACACGTGGTGATTCACCCCACCCACCGAAGAGTGGTAACGACACTGAACTTCCATCAAGCGAGGTTCTTCAGACGGGTAGTAGAAGTCTTCTACGATAATGCTATCGAGACTTCTCACTTCATTCGAGTGTCTGATTAATCACTCGTGTTTCTGATTAACATTTCGACAAAGTCACTACCTTACTTTGGTGAGTAAGGTAGTACTTTCTTATTTCGGGAGTATATTCAACATGCCTCAGTCTAACCTACCTATTTACTCCAGAGGGATTGGTGGCCCTGTACCCATTGTGGGTACAGATGGTTATCCGCCTATTGTAGACGAAACACAAGTCTGGAGAAGATGGGCATTACACGACATCTTCCTAGGTCAGGAAGGTAACAACAAATACGTACCTAAGGTCAATGACTTCGTAGAAGACATCAATACCTTAATCGTTTATCGAGTAAACAGCATTGATGCGACTACCCTGGTACCCGATTTGGTACAATTGAGTAAATCGACTACCAATGACTTAACGACTACTGAAATGGGTCGTTTCTTTGCCGGTGGTACTTTAGCCACTCCATGTGCCAGACAAATCTTCTACGATGATTCCGTGATTCGTCCTACACTCACTGTACCGGCTCAATTCCATATCCAGGGCAGTTTACCTCACCACGCTATTGCCTTTAAAGGTACCGTAGCCGGTGCTGGTGGTACACCGATTTCAGTGAGGTACGATTCCTCCTTTAATCCGATTTCTAATGCTATTCCATTAGAGCCTATTCTGCAGCAAGACCCAAATCTACACACCCAGTGGTTCTTACCTCCCTTCTATACCTCTCATCGTCTAGAAGAAGGTGAGATGATTCTTATCTTGGTGTACGATGATAAAGGCGGTGTTCTCTCTAGAACCAACTTTATTGTAGAGAAATCCGCTCTCTTAAGGGACGTATCCGATGCAGATAAGTTCATTTCTGCTATTGCATTAGAATCCTTCTACATTGATTCGAGTGATGAAACCAATCTCTTGATTCCAGAGAACATCTTAAAAGACTCCATTAACCTAATGGGTAAAGTCTTCTATACCGATGGCTCTACCATGACTTATCCGGTAGATGGTAATAAATTCGAATTGCTTTACTTAGATAGAGCTTCCGAATCTACTGTAACTTCTAAGGGCACTCTGGTACTGAAGTACTATCTGGCTAATAACGAGAAGTCTGTACACGTAGTGAATAACAACAACCGTTACTTCATTACCCGTTCTTACCAGTATACCATTATCGAGAGAGATGGTTCTTACTCAGTGAAACTCTATCCTGTACCTCGTTGGGTGAATGACAATATTGGTTGGCAATTGGATTGGTATCTGTTTACCTTAGACAGAAACCAATTCTATAATGTAACCAATAGTGTGTACATTAACCGTAACTCACCTACCCAGCAACTCAATGGTAAGCTCTACGGTCCTACCCAACAACTGAACGTAAGTATTGACTTAGGGACAATCAATAACTCCTTTAGACAGTACGTACACCCACAACAGGTAGACGTGCGTTTCTTAAGAAATGCAGCTGACCAAACGGATGACAGATGGGAGATTGGTTTTGAAGCTTATCAAAACCCAGCCTACGGTAAAGGTTTACACCTCTTAGTGAAATCGATTGCTACCAATAGCAATGTAATCAATATCGCCAATAGTTGTACTACCTTAGATGACTTCTTAAACAAAGTCTACTACACTACCTTACCGCAATATCGTACCAATCGAGAACCTAATGCACCGAAACCCAATATGTTTAAAATCATTTGGGGGGACAACAGCATCGAATTCCCGATTCGTAAGTGGAATGAAGATTTAACCATTCCTTTCGATATTCCGGCTACCGCTACACCCATTATTCTCTGGTACATCAATACCACCGATAATGACCTCTATTTGTCATTGTCACCCTTGCCAGTATTGATTGCCTGATAAAAGAAATGGGACTCAATACCCTATGAAAAGAACAGTCCGGGGCGGTTCCGGATGGTTCCTATAAAGAGGTCGTTTGTCTGTCGTGACTAACTGTTTTGTTAACGGAATTGTTTTTCGGTTATTCACGATAAATCCTCTAAGATAAACAAGCAAAACGGTTGTCAGTTTTCCCATAAACAACATCGTTGAGACTCCTTTCGTAGTAGTTGATGAAAAAGACGATATACACTCCTCTACCCTCGCAACAGGGGTAGAGGAGTGTATTAGTCTGTCTTACCATTAACTTAACCAGTAATCTAGGTCTAAATTACCACTATTACTGTTACCAGTCAATAGGGATTCAAATCGAGAAATGTCTCTATTGTTATAAGGATTCAATCCCAATGAGTCGGTATTGACATCAGCTAAACCATCAATGATGTCATTAACCATATTGGGTTGTTTCCTTAAAGTAGTGAGTTTCTTTCCTTCTTTCAAGTCATCAATCATGCCAGAGATACTCATCTGTTCTCTGTTCTCTATCGATAACTTACTTTCTAAGTAACGAATCTCTTTCTCCAATTTAGCAAACTCGAAATAGTTATCCGTATTACTCATTTCGTTATAAAGAGCAGTAATGTGTTCTTTTAAGTTATCTTGCTCTCTCTTCTTCAGTATCGTCTTAGCATCTAATACTTCACCTGCAAAAGCCACTTCACTCAAGAAACGGCCTCTATTGATGTCGTAATAACCAGTTTCACGACCATTGAAGATAAACCAACAAGCCAATAACCAAGCAATCACCATGTCATCATGTCCACCTTTAGGATGGTCAATACGCCCATTTACAATTACCAGACTCAATAGTTCATTAATCAATTGGTTGTCTTTTAGCTTATCAGCAGAGATGTCAATCGCTCTAAACAACGTTTCGTTATAGAGATTATCGCGAGAGTACTTACCATAGCCAGATGTCGTGTAACCAAAAGTATTTCTGTGTTGGTTAGCGATATTCATTCGGTTAGGATGAGAATCCATTAACTGGAATTTACGTGGGTCTGAAGACTTCTCTTGTACAATGGTATTGAAAATACGTCTAAAGGGATCAATACCATGGGCAGGTAAGGTTTCAATTAGATAATCAATGATGCCTTGAGCACTGCTTCTGTTCTCTGGGATAATCATGACTTTACGGTATTTTATCATGAAGTCACTTAACCACTGCGAGAACTTATACAAATTCACTCGATTAACGGAAGCCGTACCAATGATTTCTAGGTTAGTAGCGTCAACGAATACCAAACAGCTATTGTCGTTATTCACCATGTTAGAGCTATCAATACCAATTACGACTGGTTTCTCATTCATGATTTTATCAATTTCATGTGCGGTGTAATACCATTTAACATGTACATAACCAGAAGCATCGTGAGCCTGAGGCTCCATCTCACTTACTTTCATCATCTGGGTTTGTTTTACGTTAAATGGAGAAGATTCCATTTCGGATACCCAAACGTTAAGGAAGTCTTTTAACAAGTTAGCCCCTGTAACACCGGCACGAGACGCGTTTTCCGATAACCAAGCATCGTCTTTACCTAGCTGTTTGTGGGAGAACACACCAGTTACCGCGTAAATGCCGTTCTTAGCAATAGCAGACATGGGGTTGGACCCAGCTCTAACTCTTTTCTCTAATTCTTCCGCATCTTTACAATCTAACAACTCTTCTGTCCAAGGACAACCTTCGCTATAGAGCTTATAAGCATAAGCACCGTAATCAGTGTCCTTAGAACCAGCTGTAGTAGCAATCACACAGCCGTAAGGCATTCCAGCTTCCCTTGCCTTTTCGATCGCCGCGTTCTGAGAAGCTGAAGCAGAATTGAAACTTAGAGATAGATTAAGACAAAATGCCGCCTCGTCCAGTAAGAGCACATGGCTACTAAAACCACGACCTACACGCTCAGCACTTTCTGGTTGCGCTTGAGCAATACCCGTATTGAGGTAGCAGTTTCTCTTCTTAACAGTAATCAATTCACTGTTATCCGCATCCAGTTTAGTTAATGGATTTAAGTAATAGGGATAACGTCTAAAAGAGTTCTGTATCCTCCTGATATTTTCAGCTCTAAGTTTACTGTCTTTGGTTAATAGAAAAATACGCATGTCCGTCCAGAAGAACAAACACCACTCGCTAATCTTGTCAATCGAGCTAGATTTACCTAACTGACGAGCCATCACGAAGAAGTAACGAATGTGGTTTAAGAAACACCACCACAATGATAGATTACCACGGTTGGCTAAGTAATAGTTGTTACCTGATGTGTTAGGTGCTGTGGCAATTTCTCTCACGAAGTACCAGAAGTTGTTCTTACACTCCATAGCAATCCTAGCCATTTGCTCCATGGTTAAGTCTGGTGAAAATGGGTCTACTCCTTGTAGTGTTCTGTCGTGTAAAGCTAAATGGAAATAGTAGTTCTTTAACCCCATCTTCTTATACACGTTGGCCATGTCAATATAGCTCTGGTTCCTGGTCTTAGTATCCACTATTGCTTCAGGATACCTACTCCAGTCATCTAGGAATAAAATAGTCATTGGTTATTCTCTCCTTAACTCTCTAGCCCTTTTACATTAGGGACTAGAGAGAAAATAATGTATTTTCATATTAGCAATGGAAATTGTTGCTTTTAGGCTAGGTATGTGTCTAATTGGAAAACTATGATGAATTCGCTATACAGATAGGAAATCTACTATGTATAAACACGTAAAAGACGTATTTAACGATAAGTGTAATCTATCATTCGATACGAAGTTTACCCAAAAGGTAGAACGGTACCTTAACCAGTTAATCACTAAGTCCGATGAAGATTCTCAGTTTTGGGGTGGTCCACTGACTGGTACCCACAAAATCACGTTTACGAATAACGATAGAGGTAGGTGGTTTGAAGAAATCCTAGGGATTGATGAATCCGATGTAGAAGATGATTTAAACCTGATTATCGATGCAGTGAAATATAAAGTAGCAGGTGATCCATTATCATTATCTTGTGTTTGGTTATGTCATTCTCTTTGGAATAGCGGTAAGCTCTCTAAAGAGAAGAAACAGAAAGCCATGAGTGACGTGATGATGGTTATGTGTATTCGCTTCTTAACGTCTAGAATGAATCGACATTGGCCATTTCCTTGTTCTAAGGCTGTAGCAGAAGCTACGCTAGCCTCTATGTCTAATCGTTATGCTATTAAGCGTTTAGGCAGCTGGTTAGCGGTAATACGAGAAAGAGCTGACGATACGGTAGACATGGTAAACGGCATCCACAAACATGCGATTAACCGAATGGATATCGACATGAAATCATCTGGACACACCAATTCAGTGGTTTATGTCGTAATCGATAATGCTACCCGTATTAAAGAGATGTTAAAAGGCATCTACAATCTGCAGAAGATGGTACAAGAATCTGGTTTGAAGATTAACAGTACTTCAGCTACCTACATTGAAACAGATGGGGAGAGTATTCTTAAAGACAAAGAGCAATCTTTGGAAATCTATAAGAATTACCTAAATGACATCATTGGAGATAAACCTAGCTTTATTAAGCTAGACTTAGTGAGCATTATTGAAAATGCCAATAAGACCATGCCTCCGCAGATGTTTAGAAACACTTTAGGCTACATCTCCGATGTCTATTCCAAGAACAATCAAGACAAGATTGAACTGAGTGACTTGATTGAGAGAATCATGACGCACTTACTGGTTTACCTATACAGTAACCGTAATGCCATGAAGAACAAATCGGATATCCCTGGCTTGCTCTCTAAGTTAAAAGGTATTTATACCTCTTCTCGCACTACTGACCCATTGTTGTTAGGGATTCGTGATGACATGGAGAAGGTAGTCAAGAGAGCGACTAAAGTCAAGTCTACTCCCGCTATTGCTGCTACCAGAACAGGTATTTTATTATACATCGTACTGAGAGCTTTCACTCGTAACTATTACTCTTAAAAGTAGGAGAATATCGTTTCTTTCACCTTTAGGAGTAATCGATGTGTATCATTGAAAAAATATTGACTAAAGTGTACACCATTAGCGATGCTTTCCTAGGTGAGAAGAAATTAGAGTTAGTTGAGCCTGATGTAATCAACAGGATAGACTTCCATACCAAAATTGGTAATAATCTCAAGATTATCGTGGTGAAGAAGCAGTACATCTACAGACGGAAGAAGAAATCCTTATTTCGTAAGCAAAAGAAGATTAACTGTGTCTACGAAGTCTACGCTGAGTTTAGTGAAAATATGCCTAAGTTACTTAGTGATATCCTTACAGAGAAACTCGTCTTACCTCAGTTACTCAATTCTCTAATCAGTGAAGAGAAGCAGGTTAATAGTGTCGTCAGTGCCTTTCTGGATATTAAGCTGAAACAGTTTAATAAAGTCATGAAAACCCCACGTAAGTCCTAATGCTACTCAGTACTCTCTATTTGGAGTACTGAGTAGTAATGGGTTTATTCTATTTAAACTAGGCACTATAGCTTACTAGACCTTTGGTCTAGACACTGCAGAGCGTATTCCAAAGGAATACAGCTCTATATCATTAACATGACAAAGCAAACCTAATAGCTGTTTGCTAGTTGTTTATTCTAATGGTAGTTTATTTATAAAACACAAAAAAGGAAACTAAAATGCTGAATCATGAGATGGTTTCTTACTGTTTCAAGAAGTACGTAACGGATCGGTTCGTTAATCAGAAACCGAAGTTCTTCTTGAAAGACATCTTAAAAGACCATGAAAATTGGAAAGAAGGAGATATTCTGTCTTTTGTAATACAAGAGACATTAGGTACAGCTACGTACCTAGAAAGAAAGAAACTGATTGTAGAAGTTAACCATCTATTAGAGGAGTTCTACAAGTCAGGGCAAGATGACGATCTTTTCGTTAGGGGCATCAATACGGTTGATTATTACAACCATACTCAGGAAAAACCTGATGTAGGTGACGATACGGAAACAGGGTTCTTCGATATCGACTATGCTGCCCCAATCGATGTAGAGCAATTCTTCTTCATTTCAGTAATGTTGTACTACATTGGTTTTATCCAATACGTAGTCAATGCCAATAGCAATAAAGCTTACTTACTGAAACTGAAGAACATGCTACATGATAAACTGATGGAAATCATTGACGTTAGCTTATCAGTAGTAACAAAATCAGAACAGGTAGCTGAGGAAGGTATTCATTTAGAGAGTCACTGTGTATTTCTAATGGCTTTGTATCGAGTGAAATACCTGATGTCGACTTATCCTAAGTACAAACACATCACTCGTGATGCTTACGATGATTACATCAATAGCACTCAGGATTACGATACGGTGGATGAAGGTATCATTACCATGGCTTCTGATAAGTTGCCTAATAACCTAGCTCAGTACTTCGTAGAAAACTACATGGTACTGGCAATAGAGTTTCAGGTTGACTTATTAGACGAGTTCTTCAACGTAAGGTTCTTCTAACATGGGAAAAGCGAAAAAGGATTTATCCACAATCAGGTACGTATTGGACTTCTCTAGAGGACCCAGTTCTGAATTACTGGAGAAGTTCAATTACTACAATTACGATTTAATGGAAGCGGTGATGGGTGATAAGAGTGATGATAGCTATAGCTACCGTTTAGATGCTACTGGTACGCTTCGCTCTTACTACTCTCCTCGTTATGGTTGTTACGCCAATATACTGGGTAAGTGTATCTCTCCTTTAGAATTGGATGAAATAGTCAGAAACCTGAATAGGTACTACAGGGATATAGAGAAAGAGAATGTAGAAGTCCTCTATACCAGTACTAATGCAGCTAAGCTTCCCTTAAACATGAAACCGGTATTTGGTTATGTCGGTGAAAGTGGTGATGAACTCAACCCTATTCGAGTATACTGTATTCGCAACATTATGGTACAGGCAAGAGGGTATATTCGTAGCTTCATTTACTACCAGTTCTATCGTGAAGACCTATGCGAAGAGGGTAAAATGGCCTTTGAGAGAATGCTCCTTACCTTACCGGAAGATGTCAGTGGGAGGACAGCTAAGTTCTACGGTAATCAATTTTGTTCATTGAGCGAACTCCACCGACACATTATCGATAAAGAGGTAGGTGTTTCTAAATACCATTCAGCTCTTCGTGGAGACGTAAGAATCATCATGGATAGCTTTAAGGTAATGGAGGATTACCACACCGAACAAGAATACGCCGGATTTAAAGAATCTGGTAGGCCACTTAATTGATTCATTCTACTCTCTCTACTCCATTTAGGGTAGAGAGAGTAGGTGTTTAATCTAATGTAAAAGGAATTTCTTTATGTCTAATGAAAAGATTGTTTTGGATCTAGATAAAGGTTTAAGTGCTGAGCAAACGGCTTCCATTCCCGTTTTCTTTAGGGAGAGACTGGAGGAAATCGTTACTGGTAACCCAGAAGACAACAGTGCTATTCACTTAGAAGATGAAAATGACACTATGGTTCTAATAGGTAAGAATGGTAATGCCCTCTGTAGACTTGTTACCATGTCTATCTTGGAAGATGAGCAAGAGTTCATTTTCGAACGAATGAAAGACATGGTTAATAGGGATATCTCTAAGAAGGACATAGATTTGATTTCTGTCTATAACATTGCCTATAGGAACGGTGAAGAAGACCCGTTTATCTTCTATAAAGATAAAGAAACGGGTGAAGAGAAACCTATCTACGGTTTCTGTTACAAGACCGTTACCGTGGCAGTGAAAGATGACCACTATGCCTTCAATCTCTTCTACTTTATTCCGGAATACTCGCCTGAAAACAATTACTCTGTAATCCGTACAAAAGGTAAAGTACACCACAATGACATCGCTTGTATATCGAGTTCAATGAAAATCGGCGAAGATGAGATAGAGGTGGTTAATGCAATATGGGGTTATCTATCACCTGAAGAAGTTGATACCATCTTCGAGAATGGAGGTGTATACGAAGTACCTTGCTCAGAATGCATCTCAGTGAATTACATCCTCTACGTTATCGATTCCATGGTCGATAGCCAGAATGTGTCTAAAGAGGAATTTCTGTTCTATCTTGAAAGTGAAGATAAGCCTACCGGCTACCTAAACTAAAAGGAGTTTATTCTAATGTTAGCCAATGAAGAATTGATGGATATCGAGTGTGTCTACAATGTCGTTAAAGGACTCAATTGGGATACCTTCAAAGCGGTTACTCTCTACACTGATAGCATCACTTTGCCCATTACGGAAGCTGAAGACTATGAGGAAATCACCTTCAATAAAGAAGCCGGTTATTCTGTATTCCATTCCCCTACTAAAGGTAGCTGTCTTTACACCAATTCACTCTCCATTCAAGACTTTGAAATGGATGAGTTGTTAAACCAAACAGGTGATGGTAAACCGGTTAAAGAAAGTGATATTACTATCCGTGCTGTCAACACTATCTTTTTCAGTTTACCAGAAGGCATGAAACCTAAGGTGGCTTATACCGTAGATGAAGAAGGGGTGATGTATCCTGTTTATGCCATGATGATTAAACGGGTAGTGTATAGCTACAAGAACCAATCCTGTATCGTTATCTTTATCCAGACCGTCCGTGAGTATAAACCAGGGGTGGATTTGAACGATTTCGAAGAGGAAGGTGGTTACAGCGTAGATACCACTACTCTTTACCTCACTGCTGGTAAAGACGCCTGGAGAACTGAACCTGCAGTAATCGACCTTCGTTCTGAAGAGTACAAGAAGTACTACGACCACATTAAAGCCCAAGAGCAGACCCAGGATGAACTTAGTGACTATGCTTCTAGTGTAGGATACTGGATAATCAAGATAGCTGATTTAGTAGCTAATCGGTAATAGACAACACTACTCTACTCCCCGTAATGGAGAGTAGAGTAGGGGTCTTATCATTTCTTTTTTACTTCAGAATGTAAGTAGCAAATACACTAACGTGGTCAGTCTTTTCCATAATGTCGTAGAGTTTACTGCTCTCAAACTGGATTTCACTCAAGTCCACGTCTTTAGGCAACACAATCACTAAACAGATGTGTTTACCTTCATTAATCAGAGCTTCTGCTTTCTCTAAGACGTAATCCGGTACATTAGAGTAGTTTACGGTCATGACTACCGTATCTTCTACTCCTTTACATACTCCAGCTAACTGATAAGCAATGTCGTATAGACCAATGCCTTCTACACCATGGTTTAAATGTTCAATACCCAAGTGAGTATCTTTAATTGTTACCTGGTGATTATCGATATTCGTAATCACGTCTTTTCTACCTAACTGGTAATCGTAGGTGGGGTCATTGGGGTCACCTAAGTCTCTACCCAATGACTCTACCATGTCTTCTTCATGTTCAGTGTCTTTAGCGTAGATTTCATTCAGTTTAGCACTGACTAAAGAAGCAAAGTCACCATAGACCGGAACCGTCTTAGCTTTAGCTCCGTATAGAGACAGGTCATGGGTGAATGACTCTACTGATAATTCATGAATAAAATCCAATCTAGCTACTGCTTTTACTTTCATTTTCAGGTATCCTTAGATTAGATTAGACGAGATGTCGCTGTACAAATCGTATTTTAATTTTAGATCACTAAGCCAACCAATCTTAGAAGCTTTCTTCAACTCTTCTAAGTACAACTCATTAGCGTCAGCAAAGCTATCGAGAAACTCACTAAACGCTCCTAATTCAGAACCACCATCTAGTTTAGCCTGATTCACTCTAATCTTCAATTTGTTATAAATAGCAGCCTTAGTAGCCAATACAGCTAACTTCTTAAAGTAAGCTGCTGCCGTCATGTTTAAACTGTTTAGATTACTATCATGCTCAATCAGTACTTCAGCGTAAGTACCAGGAGGCAAGTAAGACATTCTTCTAATCCTAAAGGCATTAGGAGAGATCATCTCACAGCGAGCATTATAGTTTAAAGAAACCGATTGATTGGAATTAGCCAGTTTCTGTGCAGCAGCTAATATACTGCTACCAGCTACTGTAGCGGTATCAGCGTAGATACCATTCGGATAGATGTTAGCGGTATTGATACCTAATACAGTAAGTATCTTGTAACCACCGGTCGCTTTAGGTGGTACCGTTACCACGTAGTCCATTTCAGATACCTTCTCTACCATACACTCTTGTAGAGGGATTTCTAGAGTACGAGCATACTCTACATTCAAGTCAGGCATCAGTCTACGTTCGAATACTTCAGCAATCAGAACAGCATCTTCATCTACTGCAGACCAAGGGTTTTTACCATATCTAGAAGCTAAGCAGAATTCAGAAATTAAGGATTCTGGTATCTCGTTCTTCGCGGCCGATAGGCATAAGCTTAACATCGACATAAATTCTCCAATACTAAAAAGGGATATGTGTAATTAAAAAGGATTTGTCACTATGGAAAGAAAAGAACTTATTGAAAAAGGTTTTGTTCAAATAATTTCCAAAGACTACAATCTCAACCTACCTAACCATTATCTCGATATAAACGGAAACGTCTACGATATTTCAAGAGGTGTTTTCCTACCAACTAACGCTAGGGGATACTATAGTCTTAAGCAAAAAGACGGATGGCGTGTGGTGAAGAAAGAGAAACTAATCAATATCTTCTTTTTTAAACCAGATTTAACTGGTTTTAAGGAGATACCTGGTTTTAGTGGTTACCTGATTAATAACGTCGGGACTTTATGGAGTAAGTGGTACCACAAATTCGCGACTCCTTTTCACGATAAGAAGAATACAGGATATTTGTTTTTTCTTTTAAATGATAATAACGGTAACCGTAAACGAAGAAGTGTGCACCATTTGGTACTGATGACTTTTAAACCAGAAGAGTATCGTAAGGTAACTAAGGGTTTTGGGAAAGGAATGGGTTTTGGACAAGAAGAAGATCGTTTTGTAACAGATCACAGAGACGGAAACAAACTAAATAATCATGTAGATAACCTGGAAGTGGTTCCGGTGAGGGAAAACATCATCAGGAGTATCGACTTAGGTTTAAGTACTTATTGCCGACCATTATCAATTAGAAACTACCTGACTGGTGAGATAATTAAGTTTAATTCTATATCGAGAGCCGCAAAGTTTTTCAAGATAGACGAAAAGACCATGGCTTACCGAATGAATAAACCTAATTACAAGAACTTGCTGTGGAAAGGGTATTGGCAGGGTCTTTGGGAAGGAGACGGTGAGTGGGGTGAGGTCACTGGTGTTTTGGCTGTCGGTACAGGGGCGGTGCCAATAATGGTCAGGGATTTCAAGGTATCCCCACACCACTTTAAAATATACTTTTCCGTAAAAGACTATCTTCTGGAAAGAGGTTATAGAGGCGGGGATTTCTTTAGGGGGCTTCTGAAAGACGATATCGATAACCACCCAATAACACCTCTCTTAGAACAAATCAAACGTCTAGATGACTTTAGTGAATGGAGAGACCCCATAGACCCTTTATTGGAACTAGAAAACGATCAGTTGTTCGGTAAAAGACAAATAGGTGTTTATGTGGCCTTTAAAGAAGACGAGATCGGTATAGCCATATTACCAGGAGTAACAACTAAGGATGCTAGTAAGAATAAGTCTTTCTTAAATGAGGATAGGGAATTAGGTAGGTTATCAAGAAACTACGATCCCAAAAAAGGGTTTTATAAAGGCTACTGCATAATGAGGTATTATAATTACATCAAGACAGACCACTATAAAAGGTTTAAAAAGGTTAAAATCGATAAGACAAAACTAAAACATATAGACTAATGATATATTCAATTAGAATTTAACTCTATATCATTACCATGAGTAGGCAATCGTATTGCTTACTTAAACGTTTAAGTAAGTCTATTTGTATTATCTTTAATTCCTTGAAAGGATCAAAGCCAATGTCTCAAGTCAATGAAAACGTCGTGAAGCTATGGTGTGCAGGTGGTGCCGGTTTAGGTATAGCTGCCGACGTACTGAAAAGCCAAGGTAAGCTCTCTACTTCTACTGAGATTGCTCGCCTGGATACCGTACTCTTGGATACCTCTCGTTCCAATTACCACAAGAACGAAAGCATCTTCGAAGAACACGGTGTAGAACTGGTGACCATTCCTGGTTTGGATGGTTCTGGCCAGAAACGTGATGAAAACGTCGATAAAGTCGTTCCTTATATCGCCAACATCGTACACCAACATAAACCTGAAGACAACAGTAGCCTGAACATCGTAATCCATTCGGGCTCAGGTGGATCGGGCTCCCTCGAAGGCCCTCTGGTGGTGAAGGAACTTCTCGAAAACGATGCCGTCGTCATGGTTATCATGATCGGTGATGCGACCACCAATAAGTTTGCAGCCAATACCGCTGCGACTATCCGTACTTATGCTGCCATCAGCAAGCAGTTAGGGAAACCAGTTATCGTGCGTTACTACCAGAACTACGCCGATAAGGACTCTACTCCGGATAACATCAATAAAGCAATCGCTTACTCTATTACTGATTATCGCTTGCTCTTCAGTGGTAATATCCACGGTGTAGACTCTTCAGACCTGCGTCACTTCTTCCAGTACCACAAAGTGACCAATACTGAACCTGGTTTGACTCTGATTTCTAACTTTGCTATCCAGAATCAAGACAAGAGCTCTCTGGATAAAACACTGGAAAAATCACTGGGTGACAACTACAATATCGTCTCCTTAATCTCCATTGATTCTGGTGACGGTTTGTCCCGTCAACCCATCCCCTGTGACTTCCGTGTTGATGGTCAGGTGATTTACGCTTCTAATGTGCCGGAAGAGAAACGCTCTTCTCTTTACTTCGTACTGACTGATAACTACTTCTTCCAGGTGATTAATAACCTCAATGAAGTGGTATCCAGCTACGAGAAGAAAGCCCGCGCTCGTGTCAACAACGTGATTAACACGTCTGATGCGGATAGCCATGGCTTGGTTTTCTAAGAATCGAGCGTAGAGCCTCGTATAGAGCGATTAAGAGCTAAGGGTATATAATCCCCTTACTTTTTATTTCATCGCAATATAGACGCAATCTAGATAGCCTACTGACGGTTTCTATAGCCGTCAGTAGGTGTATCTTTCTACAAAGTCGTGTTTTTTATGAAAGAATACGGAATCTAGGTAGGTTCACTACCTGGGTTTAAAACGTATGTTGAGTGTATATGGATTGGAGTACAAATGAATGGAAACATTTACTATCGGCTGGATATTGCTGCTGAAATCAGGAATATCTTCGATAGGATAGATACCTTAAAAGACAGGACGACTTATTCGGAAGCGATTTACAATCACCCTTATACCTTATCCTCCGTTAACTGGCTGTATAACGATGGGATTGATAAGGTCTTTAGCCAAGAGTATCTAGAATTAGAACTAGAAGTCGGATTAGAGAACTGGTTATTGGTACTAAACCATGTAATCTACCAGTGGCTGAAATCTAAAGGGTTAGATGTCGTTTACAATAAGTTTCTCAATATTGCACCGGTTTGGTCTTATTTAAGACATGCGATGCTCAGCGAATACGATTTCCCTCCTTGGTATCCGAATAAAGCCTCGGAGGAAGTACTGGATAAAGCCATCCATGAAAATGGATTGAGTCAATTGTTCCCTAAAACATTCGAATTATTGAACCATGCTTACAAACTGGAACCTACTCCATTTCCCTTTATTGAGACTAAAAACATCAATAAAGACGGAATCAGTATTCCAGTAAGCATACACTTGGACCCACTGTTTCTCACGATTACATTTATCCATTAAGGAATCGATTCACCATGACCGCCATTAATGATGTTTATATACTAAGGACCAAAATCATTCTAGAAGAGATTGAAGACCTCATCAGCCAAACCCTCCCTAACCACGAAAAGCAATTCCTGGGTAAGGGGTTAGGATTTTACGATAGGGAGACTTATAAGCAATTAGTCGTACCTGGACGTAAATACATCTTAGGTGAAGAGCACGGTAGACGTGAAGCCGTTTATCAGGATGACATCTTCAATCAATTCGTTTCTAATACCGTCTATAGTGAAGCAGGTGAAGTACTTTATAGACCCAGCTTCTATAGAAACAAAGTATTGTTCGAAACCATTTGTTCTCCAGTTGCTTTGGATATCTTTATTAACTTTGCTTATATTTGTTTAAATAGAGAGCTACCCAGTAACTACGGAGTAATGAGTAAGGACGACACGATTTATTACCTACTCACTCAGCACTATCCTGATTTAGAAGCTATCTTAAAAGCCACCTTAGGTGAGATAAAAGGTAGCTTGTCTATCAATGAAATCATGACCGTTATTCCGTTTAGTATTACCTTAAATGAAATCTATATCCGAGTACAGGATTACGTAAAGACTTTGTTTAAAGGTAAAGAGCACTTAAACTACCATCAGTTTACCGTTTATTACGATGGTTCTAGTCTATTAATTGGTGACTTAGGTGACTACCGGATAAACGAGTGGGAGCAGCTGAAGGAAATCGAACTAAATCATCGAGAAAAAGAAGCCAACTGGAAGTACTTTAATGAGCAATTCTCCTTGTTTGCTGATGAGAAAATCACCATTGCTTTCAATCATGACTTTGGTGTGTATTCCGATTCAGCAGAGGAGGTAGGATACAGACTGTTGAAGGTGCTTAGTTCTAAATACCAATCGTGATGGAATACTATCAAGAAATCAATCAACAGTACGCTAAGGGACAGGTATTGCCCTTAGCGTACTTTAACCTTACTGATATATATTGTTTTTTTAGTCAAGAAATGAGAAACAACCATGTGGAGATGGTAGACTTCTTGAATCTTGAATTAGACGGTATACATGACTTTTTTCTAGAATACCTACCAAAACTATTTGATTCTATCTGTACCGGTGACTCGGACGGCTATGTTTTGTTCTCTGAAAAGCTATTGGATTTAGGGATTGCCAATAACTTGGAAGTGACAGACAACATCGTTAACAGAACAATTATTCTGCTTGATGATGTACTGTCCGGAATATCGGTATCGGATAAAACAAAGCTATTTATCAATGTAGTCGAAGAACAAGCTGTGTTTCCCATGGCTTTACTGAACTACATTAATCTATAGCACAACACTTTAAACCGTGGATAAAAGGAAAATTAAACTATGTTAGGCACCACTGAGGGGTTTAAACTTTCAATCCCTAACCCAGTACTGAAGATAGCTGATAACATCTTTAGATTAACCAATAAGAACATTTCCCCTACCGAAGTAGCATCCTTTCTCATGCGTAAGCTGGAATTGGGTAGAGATAGAGATTCTATTCTCTTGGCTCAAGAAGCTTGCGACTACATCATGTTCTCAGACGGCTTTATTGTAGATTTACCTGCATACGAATCTACTCCTCTTTTCCGCCAACTCTATACTGAGAACATCAAACTCATCGTTGAGTGTTTTGACCTATTGCGTCCTTACACCATTGATTCCTATTTCAACGGTATCGTAGACCAACAAATGTTGTTTTATCGGACACGTTTAAATGTGGTCTACTGATGCCGATCTAATTGAGTATTACATCAACCTACCTGAGAAGTTCCTAGTAAGAGATGGTGATTTCGTCTACCGTAGCTTTAGAGACATTATTTACCTTGTACCTAATATTACTCAGCCTGAGTTTTTCCTGTTTATACAAGAGATAAATAAAGTATTCTGTTTCTACGATTTGGATAGCCACCCTACCAGTTACTTACAGGTAGGTGGTGAAATCGACTTTCATTCAGCTTTCCCTTCTAGAGAATTAGACGAATTAGTAGTAGAGAGACTAAGTATTATTGCTTATAATCTCATTTACTCCTTGTTAGTCACGATTCGCTCTTTCAATCTGTACTTACCTAGATTACCTAATATAGATTATCGATTAAGACCCAAAACGAGAATATGCTATCGAATAGGGGACTTTAATCTAGAGGAAGGTATGATTATTCTATACAAGGTCAATCCATGGGAGTATTGATTTACTCTTCAATACAGGAGTATGTTAAATGTCTAATTCTTTTGTAGTAGGTAAGGTCTATTCCTTCGATACCTACGCCCCTGATGTATTGTCTACTCGCATTATCAATGCTAAATGCTTGGCTATTCTCAATGCCCAAAATGCGATTGCCAATGGTTTGGATGTGATTTCATTCCACGAGAGAATGAGACCTCACCTGCCTAGTGGTCACAATGACGATCCATTAACCATGACCTATGTTAAGTTACTGAACAGTTCTGGTACAGAAACCATTTTTGCACTAGACTGGATTAACTTGACAACACTAGTGGAAACTCAAGCTAACCGCATCGTGATTACTTTGGATAATGTCTCTATTGAAGACATGGAAGTATTGCGTAAAGCTATTACTTCCAGAGGTTATACTAACCTCTCCATGGTACTCACTGAGGTGTAATCACTACTACTATGATAGTAGTTACAAATCACTAACCAGTTTGTTCATCTGTTACAGTGAGTAGCTGGATAATACACAGTGGTTGAGAGTGATGCCAAGGCAAGGCTCTGTGTATTAGTAATTCTCTTATACTTATTTCGAGTCCTCGTGACTTCATTGTCTCAGTAGACGTAGAGGTAACCATCACACCGCCCCAGGTGGCGATTGCATTCTTAGCCTCCTTTACTTGTCTCGACTCGAAATACTTATAGAGGAGTGAATAAAATCACTCTCACTTTCATGATGGTTTCCTTATGTGTTGGTTGTGCAGACGATTTCCTCCTATTCCTCTTGTGCGGGGAATAGGAGGAATAGTCTTAGTTTACGACACTTTTTATACTGAACTATGAAGAGTACCTACTCTTTCTGAATTTAAATATATTTAAACTCATTCATTAAAAGGTATTTTACCATGGCAAATAAACTTCCAGTCTATTTGAAAGGTGATGTGAAAAACGCGGATACCTTCGTTAAGAACCTGAAACAGATTTACAACGATGAATCCATTAAGCACACCGAAAAAAATGAAACTTTGGTGGCTGGCCATAAACTGAGCTATCAAGAGCCTCCGTCTTCTCCTGCTCCGTCTTATGTACCTGCTCGTGATACCCGTTACGACTTCCCTTATCCTCAGGCAGAAGAACCTCAGGTACCTCCTCCTGGTCACTCTGAAGGAGGTGGCGAAACCGAACAAGGTGGACGTGCCCGTGGTGGTCGAGGCGGTCGTGCACAAGAAGGTGGTTCACCCCCTGGCTCACCTCCTCCGAGCGGCAGCCCCCAGCGAGTAGTGTACTCGCTGGGGGCT